TAAGAAACTAGAAGACTTAGGGATCATCAAAAAGCATGAAACAATGCGTAAAAAATCGGGCGGATCTGGTGCGAATGTATACGTAATTTGTGAAGGGATTGCAGACTCGATTGCAGAGCGCATTGCAGACTCGATTGCAGAGTGCCCACCTAGCGAGAAGCCTTGCGAGAGTAAGGACGAGCAGCCGAAAATCGAAAGTGAAACTCTTTCTAAAACCCCAGTTAAAACCCTTATTAAAACCTTAAATAATAAAACATTAAAAGACTTCGAAAAGAATAATAATACTAATCTAGTTAAAGATAAAGAAGTAGAGCACGTGCAATTATTTGCAGATACACCGCAAGCACTTCGAACTGCATATGCAGGTTTAGAAAATGTTTTAGGAAACAAGCTAACAAAAGATATTGTACTAGCATTCAAGAAAAGCGGCCTATCTCAAAAAACAGAATGGACATTGCAAGAACTATGCATACAAGACGATCAGTTTGCAACAGAATTAAGCGGACGTATTCGTGATTGCGTACTAAGACACCGTAACGGTGATATACATATTTCGTTAGGCGGCTATGTTTATACAACTGCGTTAGAAATGTTTAAAGATCGATTAACGATGATTGAAGCGCCTGGCTTTGAATCTAACGAACAACTAGATCTATTCAACAACGATATTGCAAGCATTTTAAAAACCGTTAAAATCGAACGTCCAATCGCTACGACACGCAACGCCTACGTTAGCCACGACATGAATCAAATTGAATTCAACAACGAAGATCTGCCGTTTTAACTAGATCTAAATACATATATGCAACTACACTTCGCTACACTATCACGGCGATATCCAGGGAATAATACGAAAAACTATCGTTAACTATATTGCGCTACGATGTCAGATGTAGTATAATGTAGTTAACGATAGTTAAACATAATATTTTAAGGGGATGACTACAAAATGACGGTAGACTATATCGGTGTAGAGGCTGCGAATTCGTTCGTAAAAGTCGCATCAGTAAGCGAAGAATTATGCTATTTGAACACATTACGAAGAGTTGAATCATTCGAAGATACAACAGGCCTAACGGTTTATACATACGAGGATGTTCGTTATGTTATCGGCGAAGCGAACGGCGTAAGCAGCAGCGCAAGAAATGATGATCGTTATTCCAGCGCTGGTTATCGCACGGAAACGATCCTGGCAATAGCGCAGTTAGTTAAAAACGGTGGCGAAGTGGTTGTCGGCACTGGATTACCTAGCGAAGATTATAAAAACGAAGAGAATCACGAAAAGGTAAAACGTAATTTGATCGGAGAACATACAGTGCAGATCGGAAACAAAACGAAAACATTCAATATCGTCCGCGTACATACGCCGATGCAGCCTATCGGATCAGTAGTGAATCGCATTTATGATTATAAATTGCAAGTGCGCGAGGGAATGGAATGGGAACGTAATGCGCGTAAATTAGTAATTGATATTGGATTCGGCACAACAGACGTATGTGAAGCGAAAGGGCTTCGTACAATCAGATTCGACGGCGTTCAAGTCGGAATGATGGAAGCGAACCGCATCATTAAAGACGAACTAACGAAAAGAGGCGCAAGAGGAATTGAATCGTTCTTGCATATGGATACATTGCTGCGAAATTCTAAAAAAGAATACGTAAAAGATGAATTTACTGACAAAGAAATCTTGTCAAAAGTAATCATCGAAACTGGCGGCAAAGAGTACGAGATTAAAGATCTTATGGAAAAGGCGCTGGAATATACGGCCCGCATCGTAATGCAGCGTGTAGACAACCTGGGCTACGTTCTGAAAGATTACGACGTTGTACTGTTTACTGGCGGAAGTCTTCTGGCATTGCATCAATACATTAAGCCTTATCTAACAGGCGTTAATACGAAAGCAGAGCAGGGAGCGCAAACGGCAAACGCTAAGGGCTACGCTAAATATGCGATGATTCAAGACGCGAAGGCGGCAGTTTAACGAAGGGGGTTTAGTTTTACATAAGGCCGACGCTCGTAACCTAATAAACTTTTATAGAAATGGGGAATATAAAATGAGATACACACGAAATAGACAGTTTTTACGTTGTGGTGGAGTGACTAAAAAGGAGCAAATGAGTGATAAAAACCACCCTATAACATATATGAGACTTCTACTATCTATGGGATTGCTTAATACGGGAGAGCAGGAAAATAAGCGAGAGGACAAGCAATAGGAGGGGCGACAAAATGGCGATCAAGCAGCATTCATTTAAATGTAACACAGCGAATCCCGTCGAGAAAATGATTAACGACTTTCTAGAGGGGAAGCCGACGCAATACCATTTAATAGAAGCAATGAAGACATATGTACGTATTGAGAACGCAAAACAAGCGGCAATCGACGGAATGATTTCCAATATAGAGAATGGACTTTTCACGAAGCCGAACGGACAAGCACCGCAAGCAGCGCCAGGCGCGAAAGATAGTATCAAGGATTTTGATCTTTAAACGAAATATAAACACAAAAGCGATATCGCAAAGATGTCGCTTTTTTCTTTGCCCAGGATCGGAAATATCGGCGCCTATGTTTACGAAGAATGTAAAATGGAGGCGAAAACATGACGAATAAATCACCGTTTATAAAAGTAGATATCGACAAAATTGAGATCGACGAAGAGATGCAGAAAGATCAAGTTCACAATCTATTTAAAAGAGCGCAGGAAAACGCCTGGAATTTTCGACAACAATCGTTACAAGCTGCGATGCTGGTTGCGATGCATTTCGGGAATCCTGGCGACGACGCCTATGCATTGTATTATAACGGCCATTATGTAGGTTATACGACAAGTTACGAAAAGGCGATGTATTACGTTAAAAACTTCGTTAAATTTACGATAAAGAAAGGCGTGATCGAATAATGTTTCAAATATGGATCGATCATGTATTTTACGACATGGCGGACACGGTGAACGAAGCGCATACGAAAACAGACGCATTCATTCGAAACTATCGCCAGGGATCGAAAAACGTCAAAATAGAATATCGATACGATGCTGGAAAGTGTAAGGTCAATTGATCTTGCGCTTTTTTTATGCCTAAATTTCGAAATGTCGGCGCCTATGTTTTCGCATAGCTTTATGAACGGAAGGTGATCGAATGGAAAAAGACGGCGTACAACAGGGCGAAGTCTACGTCAAAATGTTCGTTGGTGTCAATCGTGGATTAATGGCGCACCTGGGCGCTAACTTATGGCAACTATATTCCGCACTTGCAACGTTTATGGATCGTGATGGATCGTGCTATCCATCGCAAATACAACTGGCGAAAGTCATGGGCGTATCGCGGGAAACAGTTAATCGACGAATGCAAAAGCTGTTGAAAATGGAATGGAAAGGCGAACCGATTGTCACGGCGCACAAGGTTCGTACAGAAACGAATCAATTCGACAATACGATCTATACGTTAAATACCGATCTAGCATTCCGCATCTTTTAAGGGCCATGTGACGTTTATCCGACACGGCAAAACGTCACACTAACAAGAACTAGCTTTTAACGATATCTAGTATATATAAATATATTACTGCTTAAAGAAACGCAGATTAATATAAATAAAACCCAGGATTCGAAATACATGCGCCTATGTTTTCGAAAGGGAGATGATAGCATGGCGAAACCAAAACTACCACCTGCGAAAGATTGGCAATCACGCACGATCGATCAATGGAATACACACACGTTCTTTGCATACTTACAACATGCGCACCGCGAAGAATTGAAAGTCGATTATTTTTCCGCAAAAGGAATCAAGATCGATCTATCGATGATCAAGCGCACATTTGACGAATTCGGAAAAGAGATAACGAAAATGTTTATCGATCAATGTCTAAAACAGTACACAAGTTCGTCTCAATATAAAGTTTGTACATTCTGGTTCATGAGAACGTACATGATTGCGCAGGTAATGCCGAAAGTGCAAGAGGAATACAAACGTACTCAAGACGTACAAGTCGCAGCAGAAACGAATCTGGACGATATGACGTTCTAAGGGGGCCGCACAATGTCGCTAACAACGATAGAAAGAATGGCACGTGCAGAAAGAAAATCGAATTACTATCGAATGAAGTACGTTCAATATACGAAGATGCATCAGAATTCGCCGTATTTTGATTATGACAGAACGGCGTCGGTTATGCTGGGATATCATTTGAAATACAAGCGAGAGTATAAAACGTTGCATCGAATCTATTACGAATATTAGGAGGCTGGACAATGAGAATGTTGCAAGTAGAAGCAGAAGTCGCGATCGATAAATTCGAGAGATTACAAGCGAAGTTGATCGAATCACGCGAAAAGAATAAAAACAAAATGCGAACTACGTCTGGACTAACGTCTGATCGTTATCGTGAAAAGTGGATCGAAAATTCTCGCGAACTATCGAAAGTTAGCAACGTACTTGATTCATTACATTTATTGCGTGAGGTGGTCGAACATGGATAAAGGGATCTTGCGTTTTGCACTACACGATGAAATAACAGACGCAGAAGCATTGCCGCACCTTATCGCCATTCAAGGATATAGCGGAAACGGCGGACGTGTAGGCGCAGCAAATACGCCGAAACAATATAAAGGCACATTACTAAAAGATTGCGTCGTTCGCGAAAGTGAGCCGAAGATCATTTCGGCACTTGAACGATATGTGAAAACATTCGTCAGACAGTGGGAAACGTACGAAGATTCCGATCAGATTTTAGGACTCTATTTATATTCACCGAAAAAAGGTAACGGCAAAACTACGACGGCGATCGCAATCATGCACGAATTTATCGCACGTAACTATATCGGGAATATCAAACGCGGTTTAAATGCACCGCACCAGCCAGCGTACTTTTTTGATGTTAACGAATGGCAAACGTTGTATTCGGAATTCACACGGCCCAACATACCGCGTCATATTGCCGAACCTGCGGCCGCCGAGTTTTATCGAAGGGATAAGATCGCACGTACCGTTCCGTTTCTCATAATGGATGATATAGGCGTCAGAGAGGATGTGACAGACGCATTCAAGATGGATTTACATCGAATCATCAATCATAGAAATGCGCAGGAACTTCCGACAGTGTACACAAGTAACGTACCATTATCGGATCTTGAACGAATATATCGCGATGAACGTTTGTCGGATCGTATTCGAGACATGACGATCCAGTTCACATTCACGGGCGATAGTAAGAGAGGGCGAAGAAAATGAGGCGATATATTATCGATCACATAGCAGCGCAGCACCTTCGACGATACAATCTGGAAGATGCGATCAAGGCGACGCAAGTTTCGTTGTTATTGAGCCGTCAAGATGCGAAAGCAGCAGTCGAAGCGTGTGAGCGACTGGCCGCAGCGGGGTTCGTCAAGTACAACGAAGAAGATCACGCAAAAGAAGTGGGAGAAAAATCACGAAGATTTATCGCAAGAAAATGCGGAAAGCGAGGACGATATTAATGTCGCGAACAGGCGAAAAACTATTGAGTAAAATCATACAAGTGAACGATCCGCAAGCCGTAGTCCGATACAATCTGCGACCAGATCATTTCCGTACATCAGAAGAAAAAGAAGTATTAGCATTCATTAACGACTATGCGGCAAAGAATCGAAACCAGGCGCCGCCATACGATACGGTAATCGAACAAGTTATGGAATTTAACTACGAACCGAATGTCGGAGATACATACGAATTCTTAGTTAATGAACTAAAGGGAACAAACGCAAAATACGGATTCTTGCAACTGCTGCAAGGCGCAGCGTCTCATAAATTTGCAGAAATGCCAGATTCGCAGGGGATCGAATACGGCGTCTGGCTAGGCGAACAAGTTGCGAAAGTTTTAGATCTAAATAATCTAGGCGGAAAGATCGGCGTCGATGTAAAGATCGATATCGAGGATTTTCTTGCGGAATACAAACGACGCCAGCAAGGCGAATCTTTCAAGATCTGGCTTTCTAAATTCGATGATATCAACGATGCGATTGGCGGATATTTCAGCGGAAACATGTACACGTTTTACGGAAGATCTGGTCGTGGTAAGTCCGCAACTACACTGGCCGAAGTCGTGCACATGGCGATGCAAGGCGCAAACACTCTAATATGGGCGTTGGAAATGTCGAAATACGAAGTATTAGTGCGTATATATTCGTTAGTATCAGCAACGAAGAAATTATTCAGAACGCAAGTAAAGGGCGTAGAATACGGCGCAGGATTCAATACAAAAGAATTGTTAATGGGAGAATTATCGGAAGCACACGAAAAGCATTTCGAACACTTCTTAAAAAACATTAACGAACATATTCAAGGAAACATCGTTATTCGCGGCGTTGACTGCGAAAATTTCACACACCGTAATATTAAGGCATTAGAAAAAGACATCATCAACAGTAATGCGGACGTTGTCCTGGTCGATCCTTTCTACTACATGCATACGCCTAAAAACGATAGCGGCGTTAATGGCGGGAACTTCGCAGCACTATCGATGCAATTGCGTCATTTAGCAGGACGAACGAAAACTGTAATGCTAGTAATCACACAAGCCGAAGAAACGAAGGACGAGCAAAACAAGGAAACGGAAGAACGCATTCTTCGACCGCCTATGCGTGCCGAGATCCAGAAAACGAAACAAGTATTGCAAGATGCGACGAACACATTCGGAATCGATACGTTAGATGGCGAAGGAATTATCAAGCTAGGCAAGGGCCGAAACGGCGGCGAAGGTACCGAAGTAAATATTCTGTATATGGCGGCGTATGGCATTATTGAGCAAATGCCGACAGGCGCAGTCGCAGCGGAGGCGATAAAAGATGATTGGTAAAATCGAAGCGGGCGACATCTTGATCGCCAATAATTCGGACAAATACGATCGCACTACGAAGGATAAGGAATACGAAGTCGAGCGCGTGCAAAGCGTGGGTTTCTTTATACGAGATGATACGGGCACGGTGATTTTCCCGATATCAACAACATTCAGAAAGAGGCGATAACATGGTTTTATTATTGATATCGATCGTGCTGGCGGGGCTTTCCGCAATGGTCGTTAGCTACATACTAGAAGATAAATTCGATATAGATTCGGTGATCTTGCCGATCATTGCAGCATGTATCGTATTCATAGCGGTATTTTTCGGTGGAATGTACATGGCACACCAGAACGCAGCAACGACAAGAAACATCGATGCAACGGAATTGATTGGATTGAATGACGGGTCAAACGTTACGGGCCGAATGTTCTTAGGATCTGGCCACGTAGACGGCGAACTCGTATACAAATATGCGTACAAGAAAGGCGAAGGCTATAACATCGATATGATTCGTGCTGATTTAGTCGATGAACTACGTTATATCAAAGATGGATCGAAGCCACGAATCGAAAGACAGTCGGTTTCATTCGATAGCTGGGTCGTAGGTTTCTTAATTCAGCCGTTCAGCGAATCGAAAACGATCATATATGTTCCAGAAGGAACGATCCAGAATACGTTCACTGTTGATTTAGAATAGGAGGTGATAACATGGCGATCATTAACGTACGGGGCCGCGACATAGACGTCGATATCGAAAAGGAATTGCAACAGTTCGATTGGTATCGGCCAAACTGGCGGCCCGACAGGCTGATCGCTTGTTCGCCATTCCGACAGGATTCATCGCCATCGTTCTATGTATATTTAGACGATACCGCGACGGCGTTTGCTGGATCGTGGGGCGACAGTGGCGGCGGGCAATATCAAAAAGGGCATTTCACGCAGTTACTATCATTCTTGATGGACATATCCGAAGAAGAGGTCTTTGAATATTTATGCGAAGAATATGCAAGCGATTGGGACGGAATATCGAAGCTATCGATCGATATGTCACGATTAAAAATGACTACGATAGAAAGAGGTTTATCAATGCAACTACTAAAAAATCTAGCGGTAACAAGCGAGTATTTGCGAGGCCGTGGCATTTCAAACGAAACCCAGGAATACTATTCGAACGGCTACGATGAAGAGAATGGGACAGTTATGTTTCCATACGTAACACCAAACGGACAACTAGCCGCATTGAAAAAGCGACGTACAGATTCGAAGTTCTTTATGTATGAACGCGGCGGAATCCCTGTTCGTGAACTAGTATTCGGAATTGATCTCGCACACAGAGACGGCCACAAAACGGTGATCGTAACAGAAGCCGAAATCGATGCGGAATACGCATATGAAACAACAGGTATTTTAGGCCTTGCGATGGGAACATCTGCGATCAGTGACGAAAAAGTGTCGGTAATCGAACGAAGCCCGATCGAAGAAATCATCATCGGATCAGATAACGACGAAGCTGGCGAAAAGCTAAAGAAACAGATCATAAAAAAATTCGGATTGATCCGACTATTTACGATTGATATTCCAGACGGCTGCAAAGATCTCAACGATATGACGCCGCAACAAGTACGAGAAGCAATCGCAAATAAAAAAGCCGTAAAGACATCGCTATTTAATGTAGCGTAATCTCTACGGCTTTTTCTTTTATTTGGAAGCTACTAACCTATTATACATATCGATAATTTCATTATAGAACGCCTCTTTTTCCTGCTGCGAAAGACGTTCGGTGTTTGCTGCGTCATAGATCATTTTTAAAATATCCTTGCGTTTTGTTAGCGCATCTAGTACAGTTATAGGGATTTTACGATATGCGATCGCTAGTTCGCATTCATCCATCTCGTACACTTTTGCAATACCTTTAATTGCGGCGGTTGATGGCGCTTTCAATGCACGTTCGATCTCACTAAGGAATACGAAACCGATGCCAATTTTCTCACTGGCTTCGACTAACGTAAGGCCCTTTGCTTCGCGAATCCGTCGAAGTTTCTGCGATATCTCTATAAATTCCGCGTGTGTCTGCGGCTTCTTTTTCGGCTTCTTTTTGGGTTTTTCTTTTTGTTTATCTTCCATGTGAACACCTCTATATAATAATCTCAATGTAAGGACAAAGTGACTGAAATTCATTTACAGTATGGATAATGTTTGATATAATAGCAAAGTGTGGCAATATATAAAATCCGTTACACAACTTGCTTAAAAACAGGTCTAACCAACCTTTTCTAATGTGCGACTAACCATCCACATTTTATTATTTTTTACACAAAAAAAACGTACGAAGGGACGCCACCACAGCGTCCCCACATTTACTACATAACCTTAAAACTTAATATCACAACCTAGACTCACCACAAGTCAAGTTGATGCTTTAGTGTACCCTATTTTCACCACAAAAACAAGGGATACGCATGTCTTTAATACGTTTTGGTAGAAATTACATTGGTATTATTTCTAATAATTAGATTATATTACCTATTCGTTTCCACAAATTTATTATAGCTGACGTTTGCTACATTGAAAAGAGGAACAATTGTTCTGTTGTTCGTTTTTTTTCGCAAATTGCATAATTTTTCTAGGTGAGTAACCCGCTTAATCGGTGGGTTTACTCGCCTTTTTTTGTTGCCCAAATTACGCAAGTTGCGTAATAAACGCGACAACGATGCGGGTTTTCGGCAAACGTACGTTTCTAATTACGCAACTTGCGTAATTTATCAGATGACCAGATTACTATCTCAAAAAACTTTTTAAAACTTTTTTAAAAACACGTTACCCACTTTCTGAAAAACAGGCGCCTATGTTTTTGAGATCAAATTTTAGGAGGAATACAAATGACAAACATCCAACAATTAAACCTGGTTCGACATAACAAATGCAAACTGAACTTTACGGAAGAACAACACGCAGAGTTGAACGAACTTGCGGTCGCCGCTGGCGATGAATTACGAGCGGGCAACGAAGATGGCGAAAAGCTAAACGAATTATACGCATATTTCATCGAAACGATCGAGTATATCCAGGAAAGAAACTGGCATCGCATGAACAACGAAACACATTTTATTGTAGATTGTTATCGTCGAATTAAGTACGCTGCGAAATCGTATGATCCGAATAGAAAGACGAACTTTATTTCGCGAGTAGAATCGCTCTTATATCAAGGTGTGAAACATTACTGCGGAAAACGCGGAGATAAACGAAAGGGTTTAACATCTTCGGACTTTTTACTGGAAATGGAAAACGACGCACAGTCGTCAGATAGTAATTTTGTAGGCGATGAAAAGTTGACGAAAAGCGTTGCGAAGATTCACGAAGAAGATCGCGACATGTCAGTCGAAGAACAAGCGCTGGACAAGCTGGCGGAACAAGAAATCCGCGAGAAATACATAAATAACGAAAACGATCGTGTAATCGTCGAAATCATTCTTGATTCAAAAGTTGCGTTAGGTCAACGCGAAATCGCACGACGTGTATCAGAAGTAACAGGGAAATCATTCGATCAAGCACGCGGAATGGTTCGTACATATATTAAAAAACAACAGAAGGGAATGGCGACGAAATGACATTACGAATTACAGACCACGCAATCGAAGAAATGAGAACGGAACTATTAATGGACGATGTACTGAACATTACTGCGGCAACAGACGAAGAGGTTCGCGAATACATCGCGGATTACTTTTCGAAAGCTGAATACCTGGGCGTTATTACTGACGTTAACGGGAATAGTGATCGCCTTTTCGCATATCGTCGCTATTGCTTCGTAATGAATATCGAAAAGGATATCGTGATCACGGCGTATCGTCGTAACGTAGCAAGCGAAGAACTACGCGATATCGTAAGGCCGTTACTATTCGAAAAGCTGCACGAAATGGAATCGCAAGAAAAGCAATTCGAAGATGATTATAAAACGGCCGATCAAGCGTATCAACTAGAACGCAATATCAACAGTGCATTACGAAAACCACGTCACAAACGCGGCCGCGAATACTATACAAAAAATCAACGCCGCAAATCATACAACGATATGATCATGTTCAAAGTTGAGAAAAGCAAGATCGCAAAAGGAATCGCACTATTCATATAATCGGGGGGATTCAAATGAAAAAAGGAATCACGTTAAATCTAGATTGGAAACAACAAATCGCATTAACAGGCGCATTAGTTGCGATAATGTCCGAAGAAGATATCGAAATTAAGGACGAAGATAAGTTCAATATCGATGCGTGGCAAAAGGCGGGACGAGACGAACAAATAGAACGACTAGGTAACGACATCGACACGAAACAGTCGAATGAAGATATCGGGCGCACACTTAACGAGATCTTCGCAAACGTAGCAAAAGCATTCTTAAATACTGGCGAAAGTGAAGGCGTCCATTAAGGCGCCTTTTTCTTTTTATAAAATAATCATTGACATTTAACCCGAAACGTGATTCGTGAGCGCCTATGTTTTTGTAAGGCGAAAAGCTATAAAACTTAATATGGGAGATGGTCGAATGTCATTCATCGTATCAGCAGGAAATCAAGCGGTCGAGGCTGCATTAACGGAAAAAACGGACTATAGCAAGTTACTAACAAAGGTAACTGCGGGAAAGGTCTTGAAAGTGCGCGCATTACCAGAAGCCGTTGTGCAATATATGTGCCATTCTGTATATAAAACGTTCTATTCAACGCCATGTACGAAACCAGCGGGTAAAGAGGATCTTTACGATAAAGCAACGGACTTATTGTACAAGGATGCGAAGGAAGCCGAAGAAAATGGCGCAAGCGAAGACGATGTCAAAGCGTTAAAAGATCGCGCATATGCATTGAAGGCGAAAGAACGATACATGATCGGCTTTATTAACCTGGAAACAGGACTTCCGATTATCGTCGATTTTACTTCGAATCAAGGTAAAACGATCGTGGCTGCGTTACAAAAGTACAAGAAGAATTTGAACAACTTCGCGTTTGAACTAACGAAGACAGGTTCAAGCACTGACACGAAGATTTCGTTCACAGTCGTATTAGATATGGACGAAGATCTGACGGATAAAGAGCGCGAGCACTACACGAAATCAGCGGGACACGAATTCGATATGAACGCATTCGAAAACGTACTAAGTGCGAATGACGAAGAAAAGCAAATCGAAGATCTTATCGCATTCGGCTTCGACATCTCACGTCTAGGACTAGAGGCACCAGCGAAAGAAGAAGAAAAGAAAGAGGACGAAAAGTTCTAAAGGACAGGGCGCTATATGCGCCTTTTCTTTTTACCCAAAAGGAGGAAACGCAATGACGTTCATTATCGACGATATTCTGGACACGATCACCTGGTGGGATCTCATTCACTTAAAACACCGATTGGAGGCCAAACAATGAAATTAAAACTCGAAATAAATCTAGAAATGGCGGATAGTAGCGAAGAAAAGCGCGAACGCGTGAAAGAAGTCAAACAAAAGGTAAAAGAGGCGAACGAGACGATCGATGACGCATTCGAACGAATCCTGGCGATGTCTCTTACTAATAAAGAGCGCGAACAAGTCGAAGCGGCCCGAAAAGCAATCGAATCTGGCGAAGCTGGAAGGAAGGGCGACGGAAAAATGTCGAAAGGCGAAGCAACTTCGATCGGTGCTGCGTGGTTACACGAAAGAGAAACCGCAATGAAATCGGAACGTATAAAAGATGTTATCGAAAATCAGCCGAAGAACTTTCATGTATTAACAAATGACGATCAACTGGCGCCATTTATAGCGCGATTACGCGAAGAGGTAAAACGCCAGCAAGTCGAATGGAAAGATCGCTTCGAAGTCCTGGGCGTTAAATCATTAACCGCAAACGATTTCGAGGGAACGGGCATCGATTCATATATGGATTTATCGATCGGTTTTTCGATATGGTTGCCAATATTAAACGAAGGTTATTATCTAGCATACGGCCACGTTGAAATCGAAGATCCTACGATTCCAGAAGAATATGCGTACAGAAAAGATCAAGAGCAATTAACACGATCGCGCGTACTTGCATGTATTTCGCCGTACTTATCGGCAAGGGAGCACGGAAAATCGTTTCATATGGGATCAGCCCGATATGATTTACACATCGCCGAAAACGATGGCTATTCAATTGACGGCTGCGTTTGGGATTCATTAGACGCAATGTACATCATGACCGAAAATCTTGATAAATATGGATTGAAGCCGTTAATCCAGCGATACGGAAAACGATATCTAGGAATTGAAAACGAAGTATATACATTCGACGATCTATTCGGAAAACGATCACCTGCACCGTTTAATACGCTGATCGTTGGAATCTATGCGATATACGATGTATATTACGGCTGGAAGTTGTCGGAATGGCAATTCGAAACAATGAAGAAAACGGATAGATTGCTGGAATGCTATGCGAAAATTGATAGTAAGTTGCCGCAAGTCGATTCGTATATGTGCCGATCTGGTTTTAATGTTGATTTAGTCGAATTGAAATCGCTAGAAAACGAATTCCGTGCGAAGGTAGATGAATCGATCGCGGCCGTATATAGCGCATATGAAATCGATGATAAATTCTTGAAAGCTATGTCGCACACGTTGAACGAAACAAAGATCATTAAATGGCGTGAAAGTGTCGATAAGAAGATTCGCACCGCACAAGGACGACTCGACAAATTAGACGTTGATAAAGCGAAATGCGAAAAGGACAAAAAGACGCATACGAAACGTTACGCAAGTATTCTGGAACGAATCGAAAAGTATTCGAAGGATCTTCGCGACCTAGAGAAGCAAAAGAAAGACGATACGCATCCGCATATGATCGACGCATTCGAATTCACGAACGGAAACCACATCGGATTCTTAGTATATGATTTCTTAGGAATTCGAGATCGTACGCCACGATTACAAAAAGGGAAAACAAGATCGACGGCGGCCGATGTCATGGCGGTTTATTATGAAGACGAAGCCAGCTTGAAACCACTTGCGACAGTGGCCGAATATCAAACGTTATTAAACACGTTCGTATTAAAGATCCCGCAAGTAATGGAAGTTGACGGAAGATTCCACAGTCAATTCGATGCGGGCGGAACAACTACGGGCCGTTATTCATCCGCTGCGTATGGCGGAAGACCAACAACAATATTAGACGAATTCAAGGGCGCATAAAAATTGCGCTCTTTTTCTTTGCCCAGGTTCGGAAATGCGGGCGCCTATGTTTTTGTAAGGCGAACAAGCCAACATAAAACAATTACGGGGGAATCCAAATGAATATTAAATCAGAATACAAAGGCACAGAAGTTTTCGAAGGGATGAAACACGCAAAGCTAGTCAAGGCGGACGGAAGCCGCAATCATGCGTATTTCATTAATGATCATGGCGACATGATGCGAATGGACACGGTAACACGCGAGATCAGAAAGGCGACAAGGGCCGCGCAATATTTCCTGGACGGAACGTTCGAGATGTACGAACATCTTGATCAACGTTTAACAAAAGGGAGTATTGTGAAAATCGTAAGCGCAAGCGACATTGCATCGTCATTCCACGTCGGCGACATCGTAGAAATTATCGAGGATGACAAATCGTCATGTCCATATCGTGTGCGCGTACTAAAAGGTAATAAACCAGGGAATACAGGCTGGATGTTCCCGTGGAATCTCGAAAAGGCATCGAATGAAGAAATGAAAGAATTCGAACGCGCTGAAATCGGCGACTATGTAGTCGTGACAGACGAGTTCAACGGAATTTTATCACCTGGTGACATTGTACAAGTTCGCGAAGTAACTGGCGACGGCTACTTCGTAACAAAAATGAACGGATCAACGGGCGGATATAAATCCACGGCAAACGTTCGCAAAGCTACGGAAGAAGAAATCAAGAGGGCGAAGCGATCTGCATACGAAGTGGGCGACGTCGTTATCATCTTACAAGGTATTAACGGACACGCGAAGGTCGGCGAAGTCGTCAAGATTAGAGAGAAGGCGACATCTCACCGACTAGCACAGACGGAATCAATCATCGATGGAAAGTACAAAGGCGCAAAGAAAGCGGAAAACATTCGCCTAGCTACGAAAGAAGAAATCGAAGAGTATAAGAAAAAGCATGTAGACGAAAAACTTCGTACGAAATGGAAGAAGATCGGCCGCGAAGTCGGAGAGTTCAAACCAGGCGACATTGTGCGCGTAACTAATGAAAAAGGCGAATCCAATCCGAACGGATATATCGGAACCGTAACGAAATTCGATCCGCATTTGCGAAGCACTAGCGAAACGAAAGAAACAAGGCTTGCGGAAGTAGACACAGGACGCGGAATTTCTATGCACGCGATCGTCGAACTAGTAACGCCAGTTGAAAAGCGATTCGACGCAAAAGGATAAACGAAAGACAGGCGCCTTCGGGCGTCTTTTTTATATCAACAAATTAATCAATCGCAAAGGAAGTCGATAACATGGCGAAATATCCAGTAGAAATAAACGATCAAAATTATCACGACGTTGTAACGAAATTAGTAACGAATAACGAAAAGCACCGAAAAGGATCGAACCTGCAAAACCTTCCCGCACGTGGCGACGGAATCCGAGTACGTAACGCATTCAAGCCGCAAGAAGGCTGGATATACCTGGCGGCCGATCTATCACAAATTGAACCGCGAATCATGGCGCACATCATGTGGACTGTATACGGCGATAACTCGCTGCGATCGATCTTCACGGAAGGTAAAGATTTATATACAACAATGGCGATGATGGTTTTCGGACTAGAGGAAAAATACTGCGTCGATAAAGCGTATGATCCGACAGGAAAGTTTAAACCACGTGCAATGATGAAAACGGGCGTACTTGCGAAATCATACGATCAAAAGGTCGATAATTTCTGCCAAACAATGAAAGTAACGCGAGAAGTAGGCGACATGTTCTACGAAAAGTTTGATACGGCCTTCCCTTCGTTCATTACGATGGTACGTGATAAAAGAAAATTCGCATACGATAACGGATATAGCGAAACATTATACGGCCGAAAGCGCCGATTCCCTTATCTTGCGGAACATTCGAAGCTAGTTAGACGCAACGAACGGAAGTTAATGGATCTATACATCGAACGCAAACGAATCAATTCGAAGAAAGTCAAACTAAAAGCGGACTGCGAACGCCTGGTGCAACTCGAAGAACTTATAAAACCAATGGCGGACATGCGCAACATGGTCGGTTACTGGGAGCGCGCATCATTCAACAGTGTAATCCAGGGAACGGGCGCCGACATTCTAAAGTTAAATATGATACGCCTTTATAGAGTTTGCCAGGAAAAAGGCTGGTATTTGAACGCATCTATTCACGATGAAATCAAGGTCGAAGTACCTATCAAAGATCTAACGATGGAAAATTGCGATCTGATCACCGAGATTATGACGCAATCTGTCGAACTATGCTTGCCGCTGAAATCCGATACAGTTATCGAAACAGTTTGGGGCGAAGAGTACGATCCGAGCGACTGGGATTTCGAAAATCAAAAACCTAAAAATAAATAACCCGCAATTCGATCCGTCTGCGCCTATGTTTTTGTAAGGCAAGGCGGATTTTTATTTTATAGGAGGACAAGAAAATGGATCAATTATCAGTAGTGAAAGAGCAAGTAAATAAATTAGTTAAATTCACAAAAGAAGAAGTTCTAACGAAGGACGTTGCGATCGCTGCAACGATTGCCGTTGCGTCTGCGTTCGGTGTTAAATACTTCGCAACAAACGAAATGCCCAGTGCTGCTGCAAGTCTGGCGGCGTTCATCGCTGGCGGAATGTACTCGCTAGGAAAGAGCCATATATTACGCAAGGTTAAAAAGAGCGCAAACAGGCCGATCCCTGGCGTTTTCACAATAACGCACTTGATTAAAGAAAACGATCTGACAACCAGGTTCGAAGTTAATTTCTACGATAAAAACGGGAATCTGATCGCACGTGTCGCCGATACATCGGAAATATATTCGTATTTCCACGCGGTACAAAATGGAATCGAAGGTTTGCGAGAAATAGACGAAGCGAAATCATTCAACATCGAAAAATACTACGACAAGGCGGGCGAATAGTATGCGATTAATGGAAACGAACTCGAAAGAATGGAAACAAGCAAGGGCGGATCTATTACACCGCGTACACAAATATGACGGCTGGATTCGAAGTGTTATGAATGGAACACCGTACCACATGCAATTGCAAGGCGGTCGCCTTTTATATACATACGATTTCGAAGAACGAAAACTTTCAGTTCACGGAAAAGCAAGTCGAAGCGCTGGCGGAAAAATGAGCGTCGGAACGTTAAAGAAACTAGAATCAACGATCCAGGAATGGCAAGAAACTATCGAATCGGAGGAAACAAACTAATGACAAACATCGATAACGTGCTGGCGAAGTTACCAGCGAAAGAAGTATTTACGATATTTGATTTCGAAACGACTGGGCTTGACTACGCAACGGAACAAGTCGTCGAAGTTGCGGCAATTCGTACGGATCTAACGCAAGAATTAGGACGCCTACACATGTTAGTACATTTAAAAGACGGAAAGAAACTTCCGCAATTCTTAATCGATAATACAGATCTGCGTGATCATCATTTGATCAACGGCGTTGCTGAATTACAAATGCACATAGCATTGCAAGCGTTCGTCGGAAATAGTACGGTCGTAGCGCATTATTTCCCGTTTGATTCTGCGTATCTATCAGTATACGGAAACACGCCAGAAACTTTCCTATGTACACGTTCAATCGAACGTATCTTGAATCCGAAGGAATCGGCAAGCCTGGAACCTACGGCAAAGCGTCGCGGCGTTAAACTAGAAGGCGCACACCGTGCAATGAACGATATCGAAGCGACAATCGGCGTATTAAAATCGCAATTGGAAGAATTAGAAGCGCGTCGAATTCCGCGATTAACGGTGCAAAATATGATCTTGGATAGTGAAGAACGTCCGAACAGATTCACGCCTAAATACGCAAAAGTTAAAACACCGAAAGAAATTGCGTTAACTGGACGCCGATTAAAGATTCGCGACAAGCAACACGCATATCACAATGAAAAAGGGACCGTCCTGGATGCGTACAAAAAGAACGTTGTTACTGCAAATGAAACGCTAGATATTAAGGCAAACGAAGGCGATCGCATGTTGTTAGTTAAATTAGACAACGGCCTGGAATTAACAGTCTATGAAACTAGCGTCAAGTATAACGGGGGAATTAAGTAATATGAAAGAATACGCAATCCAATCAGTAGAAGAAGAGATCGAACGAATCTTGTACACGTTCCGAAAGGATGATCGCGGCGGGCTGCGTCCTGTCGCAATCCCTGTCGTAATTGTACAAATGACTATCGGATCACCTAAACGAAATCAACAGATCGAAAAGCGTTTCGAGAAAGACGAATGGCAACAGATCAAGGCGAACGGCTTCGTAAAATTAGGCTAGGAGGAAACGAAATGACAACGACAACAGAAACGAAAATGACTGAAAAAGAGAAGTTCAAAAAGGTAATGGCGCAAGTAAAAGAGCAAGAAAACCCGATGTTTTACATTGTAGTAAAAGAGGACGGCGCACCAGAGTCGGAACTAATTGCGAACACGCTATCGGCAATGGACCGTAAAATGGCGTATTACGAAAATGCATACGACGACAATCTGCGTCATAAGAATGCACCAATGCAAATGACTGCATACGGCTTCGCAACTGACATGGATTTCGTTGGCGGACGCATCGTGCGCGTATTAATTGATATCGAAAAAGAGGGCGACAAATAAGTCGCTCTTTCTTTTTGTATTTTTATTGTTGACATGATGAAGGTGTCAGTGTAATATAATAAGCGTAGTAAGGAAACGCACTACCGCCTATCAAAAGGTGATCGCGAGATGGACGAAGAAAGGCGCGGTAATAACGATTATAAAACGAAAGAGGTTATATATATGAATACAAACGAAATTAAATACTTTGCAATCTTCGATCACGGGACGGTAGGAATTGACACGATAGTCATTGCACCAGATCAAGGATCGGCGGAAAGATTTTACGACAACATGTTCGTTGCTAGAACACCACTCGCGAAGAAATACGGCTGCACGGCTGCGCAAATCACACGCGATAACGTAGAAAGAGCAACGGGCGTCGGCGCAAAAGTTTACGATCTTAATAAATTCGAAAAGGTGGCGAAATAATATGACGGTTAAATTCTACGGAATCAAAGATCACAATATCAAGAAAGGAGCCGAATTTGTGGCGGTAATACAAACGAAGTCACATGTCGATGCGCGCTGGTTCTACGTTAATAAGCTGAAAGAAGATGTATGTATAATCGACATATCTTCGCATGAACTGGACGGAATGCAAGCAACGAACCTGCTACATAGCGGTGTAACGTTCCACACGTTCGAAGGTGTAACAGAATATTTAGAAGCGATATAGGGCGCCATATGGTCGCCTTTTTTATTTGTGCAAAAATATTATTGACATTCTGCCCGATTCATGCATATAGAGCGCCTATGTTTTTGTAAGCCGATAAGGCTTCGAAAACTGAATAAAAGGTGGCGTTTTGATTGGGTAGTTTGTTCAAGAAAGTCGAAGTAATGAAGCCCACTTCGAAACCAGCGAAGAAAGCTGCGGACGTCGAAATCCCAAAACGTGGCGATAGTGATCTTGTTAATCGTGTTTTAGACATGTTCGACAAGTGGCACGGCCATAAAGAAATTTGGGACGACGAACTGGACGCACAGATTCACCGCTGGGAATGGGAAATCCGAAGCGTAAACAAGAAGCGATTAAACTGGGGCAAAAAAGGAACACGCTATTTTACGCCATCCAGTGCGAATTCAGATTCTCGCGAATTATATATGAAGCACACAGGCGCACAACGCGACCAGGAAGCAAGATCACCGCATCAAGGTCGATGGACTCGAATGGGATCTGCATTCGGCGATATGCTGCAACGTGATCTATTATTTATCGAAAAACACTGGGAAAAGGAATTCGGTGAAAAGCCGCCGTTCGTTCCGTATTATACGGAAATCAATGGGCGTCGTTATCCTATGTGGGAAAAGTTCTCGCAACATGTCGATCATATCGAACATAACGGAAAGACGATTTCAATCATCGGCCTATGTGACGGAATCCTGGTCGATACATCAACGGGCGAATTGGTCCTACTCGAAATCAAATCGAAATCAACAACGGCTGCGCAAACTGGATTCTATTCGATGAAAGAAGTGAAGGACGATCACGAACGACAAACGGTACTATATTCGCATTTATTCCGCGAATTGAATATCTCGTCTGGAATGGTATTGTACGGAAACTTATCGAAAAAGGCCTGGATCATGGCGCCAGAAGAGTATGCGGCAAATCCAGATTTACGAGGATTCGAAATCGAACTAAACGACACGGAACGCGAAAAGATCCTGGACAAGTTTCATGCGGTAATCACGGCAACAGAAACGAAAGAGCCGCCGAAACTAGACATCATGAAATGGACGTTTAATTCGTTCAAGGAAGCAATTGTCGCAAGTCTAACGCAAGAAGAGTTCGACGAACTATTCCAGCAAGTAGAGCGCATCAAGAAATCACGTATGCCAGCATGGAAAAAGAACGGCGTGGTCAATGCGTGGGACTACATCGTCGAACACTGGGTCGGAGGTGCTACGGATGAAACGTAGGTTTCTAGGTCTTGATCTATCGCTAAACAGTGCGGGCGTAGCTATCATCGATTTAATCGACAATGAGTTGCACTTGATACACAAGTTCCGAATCAAAACGAATCCAAAACAACGACACGGCCAGCGATTGCACAAGATCGCAACTGAACTGCGCCAGACGTTAGTCGAATATGAACCATTCGATACGATCATTCGTGAAAAAGGGTTCAGCCGATTCGCACAGACTACGCAAGCATTATTCAAGGTTGTCGGAATTAGTGATCTAGTATTGCGTGATTATGAAATACATGAGATCTCGCCGACTACGATCAAACGCGTAATGACTGGCGACGGCAAGGCGGATAAAAAGGCCGTAGAAATGGCCGTTCGTGAATTGTTAGATCTAGACGATTCGTACATCTTCATTTCTGACGATGAATCGGACGCGTGTGCCGTAATTCTAACGCACATGATCGAAAACAAGATCATTACAAAGGGGAAATAATTCTATGATGAAAAAGAAGGGATCTGATCCAGTGTTAGTAATAGACGGCGTTGTGGGTTGTGGGAAAACTACACTTGCGAAAATATTGGAAGACGAACTAAAAATGAAACTATACGAAGAGATCGGAAGTCAAGACACGATCAATCTATTAGATCGTTTCTATGCGAAGCGCACACGATGGGGATTCACGTTGCAAATTCATTTCTTAAATACGAGATTCCGCCAAATCAAAGACATTCACGCAAACGGCGGCGGTATGTTAGATCGTAGTATTTTCGGCGATAGATTATTTGCTGAAATGATGGCGGAAGATCTCGAAGACGGTGGCGAGGGCATGACGTGGGAAGAATTCCGCACATACTCGACATTACTTGATTCGATGCTGGAACACGCAATTCCGCCGACGTTACTTGTATATCTTGAATGCGACGTAGACACGGCGATCGAACGCATTGCGAAACGCGATCGCGGTCTTGAAAGTGGCGTTGAACGTCAATACTGGGAACGACTAAACGAAAAATACACGGATTGGTATGCGAAGTATGATGCATCTCCAAAAATCAAAATCAATGTCGCAAATCTGGACTACGCAAACAACGAAGAAGACAAAGCAAAGGTCATCGAAATTGTACGTAATGCATTGAAAGACATCGAACTAAATGGAGGTACTTCACTATGATTCGTGGATTAATCGGTATTATCGGAATTCTAGCAATTGCGTTCATGTTCTCACGTGATCGCAAGCACATAAAACTGCAACCTGTCATCGCGGGTCTGGCGATCCTTATCGGCTTCGCTGCGTTCGTGACGAAATCAAGCATCGGAATTGCTGCACTGACTGCGGCGTCTAACGGTATTCAACATTTTATGGACTATTCAAAAGGCGGAATCGAATTTGTATTCGGTGATTTAGCGACAGGAAACTTCGTATTCTTCTTTAATGCGTTAATGGTTATCGTGTTTATTAGTTCACTAGTTTCGTTGTTATACTACTTCGGAATCATGCAAAGAATCGTCAATTTCTTCGGAACTATCATTTCGAAAATCATGGGCGTTTCTAAAATCGAAGGCGTGAACGCTATCGGCTGCGTAGCACTGGGCGCATCAGAAGCACCGATTCTTATTAAACCATATCTAACTAAACTAACAAAGGCCGAGTTATTCACGATCATGACATCGGGACTTGCTTCGGTTGCTGGTTCGATCTTGATCGGATATGCCGCATTAGGTATCGAATTAAAATATCTATTAACGGCGGCCGTGATGGCGATCCCTGCATCGTTATTAATCGCAAAAATCATCATGCCAGAGCGTGAGAAATCAAAGATCGAAAATGTATCGTTAGTAAAAGATAAGGAAAGTGCGAACATGTTCGATGCAATGGCGAAGGGCGCACAAGAAGGAATGCAAATCGTTCTATCTGTTGCCGCAATGTTAATGGCATTCATCGCAATCGTTGCGTTGTTAAATGGTATTTTAGGCGGAATCGGATCGTTATTCGGATTCAACGGACTAACACTCGAAATGATCCTGGGATATGTATTTGCGCCGCTTGCGTGGCTGATCGGAATTCCATCTGGTGACATTATGACGGCCGCATCATTAATCGGCCAGAAAACGGCACTAAATGAATTCGTAGCATTCGGAACGCTGGTCGATATTACTACACTATCGCCAAAAGCAACTATGATCGTAACGTTTGCGTTATGTGGTTTCGCGAATTTCAGCGTAATCGCAATCTTACTGGGATCTATCGGTGCATTAGCGCCATCTATCCGCAAAGACGTAGCGAAACACGGTTTCCTGGCATTAATTGCGGGATTACTGGCGAACTTGTTATCGGCAACAATTGCGGGAATGCTATTTTAAGAGATTCGGAGGGCTGCGGCCTTCCTTTTCTTTTATCTAAAAGGAGGAATCGGAATGAAAGCAAAAGTATATACGCTAACATTCACAGGCGATGTATCTGCGGGAAGGCTCGAAGATGCACTATACGTCGGACTAGAGCGAAACGAAGAAGATTGGCAAAAATTCAGCATTGAAGAACAAAAGCGCGATCGTTTCATGGCTGCAAAGAAACCGTACAAAGTCGAAAATGAGGATCATATCATAATGGGAAGGTGTTAATGTGAAACTAAAAGAGGCAAAAACAGTCGGTGAACTTATCGAAGTCTTATCGCAATACAAATTCAGTACGCCGATCAATACGTCATGTAACGAATGTCGTCACGGCTGGTCGGGCGGATCTGTTATCGTAGATGACTTTACGAATCAGACATATGGCTATATAGATCTGAAAATTAACCAATCGGGATATAAGTCGAATTTAACGCGTGTGGATAAGGAATTTAAGTGCTATCAGATGGCGCTTTTCTTAGGTGAGAAGTTAGGATCGATATACAAACGGTCGGATTACGATCTACATGAAATATACTGCGACTTATGGCGCAAGATGTATAATAGATCTATGAAGATATAAACGAGGTGATAATATGGTTCATGAGGTAAGCCGCGAAGAGAAGATCGAAAAGTGCTATCAAATGGCGAAGATCTTGAGATATGAGAGCGAATGTCCTTACGAATATATGATCGACGAAAATCTGCATGATGTATATAATAATCTGCTCTACTACTCGCAACGGAAGTCGTTCAGTGACGATCGAAGCCGAGGTTATGATATATTTAGAAAGGCGATGTCACACGGTGAATAATGAGATTGTAGCGAAGATCACGCAAAGACGTCACCAAATCATGGTCCATTCGTGCATATATTATCAATACAATACGAATATCATTGACGATCACACTTACGATCGTTGGGCGATGGAACTGGGAAGGCTGCACGATGAATATCCAGCCGAAGCAAAGGTCGCCGAAATGGCGAAAGAGTTCGAAGGATTCACGACGGAAACTGCGTCGGGCTTCGATCTCGCATATCACGATCCACGAACCGTTCATAAGGCCGCATGGTTAATCGAATATCATAAGAACGAAATAAAAAAGAGGCGCTCAAATTAATGAGGCGCCTTTTCTTTTTGCTTTAAATTATGAACCGAGTCACTTTCCGTGTATTCGGTATTTTGGATCGGGACTGTTCGCATAATGTCCGAAAGATCGCATCCCAGTACGCTGCATATGCGCACAAGATGTGTAACGTTTAGTAATAACGCTCTATTTTCACAAATATCATTGACCGTCGGTTGATTTAATCCGCTTAATTCCGCTAGTGATCGTTGAGACAGTCCGATATTTTCTAGATATTCTTTTAATTCAAAACGAATCCCTGTCGGCGTGCTGCATTCGTGTAGTGGGTTGAATTCTTTATACTTCACTTTTTCCCAGCGTGGATTGTCCTGCGTTGCATTGTCGAATTTCACATACTTTAAATTATTCAATCTTATTACCTCCAACAATATCGATACCGTATTAGTATAACTTAATTATACTACTTTATACGCGTCATTACAACGTTTAAAAATAATCATTGACATAACTGCGGTGTCGTTATATGATTAACCCAACAAATTAATACGACGGAGGTTTCAGAAATGGAACAATTAAATCTATTCGAATTAGAGACAACGACCGTGATATCAACGCAAAATGAAGAAATGACATTCAAGTTATCGCCAAATATTGAACAGTTTACGGAATCGAAAAAGATCGTAGAAGAAGCGATCATCGAATCGATAACAATCGATAGATCAATGGCGCCGACGTGGAAAATTGACTACTACGACAAGGCCAAACGAAGCCGAATCGACTGGGTACGAGCCGAAGACGAAGATCTGGCACGAAAAGAACTGCGCAAGAAGGTAAGGGACGACATACTTTTCATCGATCAAGTAGCGTTATCAAGTCGTACACTAGAAGAAATCGAAGCACTTGACTAATTACGCAACTTGCGTATAATTTAGAGTAGATACTAAAAGAAAGAGGTCTACTCTATGAAAACTCGATCAACAATCGGAACGATTTACAGAATGCTTGCCGCTATATTTGGCGTAGGGTTTATATTACTTGCGTTTACGGGATTTTTAAATAATGACATCAATAATGTGGGAATGTTCGGCGGGTTTATGTCGTTAGCTGCTGGATGTTTATCGGCAACGCAATTTTTATATATGGCAAAATCTATCGAACTAAAAGAAGAAACGCTATTCGAAATTAAATCACTAAAAGAAAGTAATTAATACATAACGCAGTCAAGCGCCTATCATGGGCGCTTTTTTTGTTGCCCGAATATGTTTGCCCAGGCGCCTATGTTTTCGAAGGGAGGCCGCCATATATGAGCGCAAAAATGTACGGCAAGTTAGGAACGATGGAAGCTGGGAAGTCGCTTGAACTTCTTAAAACTGCGGACACGTACGAACGCAAAGGACGAAAAGTATCGATCATTAAACCGTTCACCGATACGCGCGACGGATCATGCATCGTAAAAAGTCGCGTTGGACTTGAAAAAGCTGCGGTCGATTTCGATTCGAATGATTACCGCGGGATTGCACAGTTTATCGCACTTGAAAAACCAGACATCGTTCTGATAGACGAGGCGCAATTCTTTTCGAAGAAAGTTATCGAATGTTTAGCGCGTGGCGTTGTCGATATGTTGAATATCCCCGTCGTTTGCTTCGGATTAAAGAACAACTTCAAAAACGAACTGTTTGAAGGATCTGCGGCTATTTTGGCACTTGCCGACGATGTATCAGAAATCAAAGGAATCTGCGAATATTGTGAACGCAAAGCAATCATGAACCTTCGCACGATCAACGGGAAAGCCGTCTATACTGGCGACGAAATTCAGATCGGCGACGAAGAGTACAAAAGCGTTTGCCGCAAGCACTATTATTTATAGGAGGAAACCAAATGAAAGAGCAAAAGACATGGATCGAATGTGAACTGCGTCCAGCACCAGCGGACCAGAAACAATTCCATCTAGTAGAGTTGAAAACAGGAAAAGAAAAGATCGTATCATTCGGAAATATCTTTCCGTTAAAAGGTTCGAAATCATTCTTGAATGATCTTAAAAAAGAACTAGGAATCGAAATCACGAACCAGATCGAATTCTATCGCGACGTACGAACGGCGATTAAATTGGGGCTGATGGCGTAATGAGAAAAGGTGAAATTCTTCTTATTACATTCGGATTATTGATGCTATTCGTATGTATGACGGTATCAGTCGATAAGATACGCAAGTCTGGCGAAGTGATCGAAGATCTTGAAAACACGCTTGCACGTGAGAAGGCGGCACATAGTAAGACGGCCGAAGATCGCAAAATGTTCGAAGATAAAACAGTCGAACTATATGCGAAAATTAACGGTATCGAAAACGAACTGGGGCAAGCGCAATGGGATCTAGCGACCGAACGCGAGAATCACAATGCCACGAAAGCGGACCAACATTCGCAAGCGGACATCATCGCACAGTTAACGGAAGAAGTCGAAACGCTAAAAAAGAAACGGGCGTCCATCGTTGATAAGCGTAAGAAGGTAGAGCCGATCGAAAAAGAAGAGGCGAAGCCGTCCAAAGCTAACGAAGGTGGGCGCGAAATAGATATGCGAGTAACTGCATACGGTGCCGATTGCGTAGGATGCGAAGGCAAAACGGCCAGTGGTACGAATTACACCGAAGGTCGGACGCTTGCTTGTCCGCCGCAATATAAGTTCGGCACGAAGATCGAAATTCCATCGCTAGGCGGTACGTACATTTGCGAAGATCGTGGCGGTGCTATAAAGGGAAATACGTTCGATATGTTTTACGGAATGCGCGAAGCTGATACCGCTGCATTCGGCGTAAAGAATGTTAAAGGATATATAAGAGAGTAAGAGAGGCGGCCACGTAGTGGTCGTCTTTTTCTTTGCCCGTTTTTATGAAATAGAGCGCCTATGTTTTTGTAAGCCAAACAACGAAAGAGGCGAGGAAATGAACACGCACGACGTAACAACAGGAAGAATTTTAACGATGCTGGGATCGTTCGCGCTGGGTCTGACATTTAAAGAGATGCTAGACGAAAACACGACGGAAGCAATCTGCGGCGCAATTACCACATTAGTTTGCTATAAATTCGGATTCAAAATGCTAAAAAGCGGGGTAAATGGACAATGAAAACAACAGTAATTATCGGAATAGCGGGCAAGATGCGCACAGGAAAGGACACGATCGCAAGGTTAATGGCGAAGGATCGTCGAGGGAAATTCCAGGCGGGCGCATATGCTGACGAATTAAAAAGCGACGTCGATCGCAAGTACGGAAAGCAAGAAGGCGGCAAGCGTCGCGCATTGCTGCAATATGAAGGCCAGGAACAACGCAAAGAAAATCCGCTTGTTTGGATCGAAAGGTTGCAACCGAAAATCGATTTCTTACGATCAACGGGCCATAACGTAGTCATTACGGACGTACGACAACAGAACGAAATTGATGATCTTCGATCACAGGGCGCATATATCATTCGCGTAAATGTGGACGACGATATTCGAAAACAACGCATTATCGATGCTGGCGACGAATTCAAAGAAGAAGATTTCTATCATATTACGGAAACGCAAATCGATAGTTTCGACGTAGATTACGAAATTCATAATAATAGCGGACTAGTTAACCTAGTTCAGCAACTAGACGCAATACTGCTGCATATAGATCGAAAAATTAAAGCACAAAAACGAGTTGATAACGCAATGGCTGAAATCATGCGAATTGCAACAGTGCCACGAAAAGAGGCCGAAAAATGGGCGTAAGCAACTACGATAAAGAAGCGGGCGTCAAGCGCCTGGAGACGAAATATACGGTAGATTCAGAAGAAAGTGTCGAGCGTTTACTTGAGGATTATTACAACATCGAATCGGCTGCGTTATCTCGCGGTGACATGGCCGCAATCGACTTATTAGTGGATATCGAAAGTGCATTTGCACAGGCGGAAATGTCGGAAGAACAACGCCTGGTCATTCAGTTGATGTATTTCGATCTAGTACCAGCGGAAACTATCGCACGGGAAATGGGAAGTTCACGTTCAACGGTGACACGTAGGCGTCGGGCGGGGCTGGAAGCAATTCGAGACATATTTATAAAATGGGAATATAACTAGGAGGATAACAACATGGAAAACCAGATCACAACATTCGAAGAATACAAGCGCCAATTCGTAACGGTATTCGTAGGTGATTACAAGGCATTATTCGCAAAGGAAGCGCATAAACTGATCGGAATCATGCTTCCCGTTACTGATCGTATGGAGGCGATCGAATTCTTGATCGAACAATTCTTCAAAGATACGGGCAAACGTCCAGATCACATCATGACGAGGGATTCCGCAAACAAATCTATTTCGGTACTTGATCTTTTAGGAAGTCACATTCTATATGAAGCATTAGAAGGCGATAGTCGTCCCGATAAAATGACGCTGGAAGAATTCCCAGTCGTAACGGCAACGCAAACAAAACGACGCTTACAGAAACGCGGCGAAGTAAGCTGCGACATTGATGCGGCTTGCAAAACGATCGGAACGGACAATCGAAACTATCGCAAACCAGCACGAAGAAAATTGAAACCTTACGAGATCGAAAAGCGTGAAAAAGCGATCATCGAAAATGCGAAAGCTAATGATCCAGTTTATAAAGCTGCGACGCAATCTTCAAAGATTACACGTACGGCGGTGGCGTAATGAAGATCGAAACGATTCATGATGTCATTGTCATGCTGCGACGCAAACCGAACATTCGCAAGTTTTTGCGCAAATACGATCTATATCTATCAAAGACGGAATTCGCTAATATGTGCCTGGATCACGAAATCCTGGTCAATGACATTCCGATCACGTGTTTCGATAGACTCGAAGACGGTGTCAATGTTATACAAGTGACGGCGGGTTCAGCATTCTTCCGAGTTTGGACGGAAGTTGATAATAAAAAGGTTTTTAGATCCTATGTTATGTAGGGTCTTTTCTTTTTGTATATTTATTATTGACATGTTTGTGATATCATTGTATTATGTAATTACGCAAGGTGCTAAATAAAAAATGAAAGAGGTTGATTATATGTTCAAGAAAATAACTACACTAACTATCGCTTTAGGAATGACGATCGGATTCGCAACGAATTACACGAAAGTAGAGGCGCAAGCCGTAGCGACAGACGTACAACAATACGAGATCGCGGACATTGACGAAGAAAAAGTCGTGGGAATAAGTGAAGATACAAACGACAACGTCGTGATTTACTTCGAAGAAATGAACGAATCATTACGAAATGAAATTGAGCACGGCAAGATCTTCACTGTTACGTATGGCCAGGAGCATGACGATATTATCGACGTAAAGATCGACAATACAAAAGAAGCGTACGAAATAAGCGACAAACTAGGGATCGAATTGTAATGAGCGAAAACTATATGGAAGTTCTCGAAAAGGTATACGACTTATTTGAACAACGAAAATGTAGTGCGAAATGGTTCGATGAAATGGCGAATCACATACATAAAGAATTATGGAAGATCGAACAACAGGCGGCCGCATAGGTCGTCTTTTTTATGCCCAAATTCCGACAATTCAGCGCCTATGTTTTTGTAAGACAAAACAAGGAGGAAACGCAATGACAAAACAAGGCATCGATCTAAAGGCGGAAAATGAACGATTACAACAAGAATTACAGAAAGAAAAGGCGCATTCAAGCGAATTAGAAAGTCTGTTATCGAACTGTCTATCAACAATGGACAACATTCACGGATATGATTACGACAGTTATCGCGAAGCATCTGCATACCTAAACGGGGAGGAAGACGAATGATTTTGACGGGCGCGTTCGAAGTAACGGAAGTTAAAAAGAAGACGTCATCGCAATTGTTTAGCACAGTACGAAAAGGCGACGTGATTCAATTCGAATATAGAATGAACGGCGGGTACCATAATTCCGCGATGATTCGCGTCCAGGTTAACGGGAACGGCGTCGGATCTGGATATGCGAAGCAAATTCGCGATGTTCTGGACCGCTGCTTCGAAATCGAACAAATATTGTAAGGAGGGCGCGCAATGGAAACTGTAATCGCGGGTATTACGCCATTCACTAGAGAAAAACGCGGCGAGATCCACGTCAAAGAGGACATGGGCACAGACGGATGCGTTCATGTACGTATGACGTTAGACGGCGGAACATATCGTCACATGTTCTTATCTTCAAAAGACGCGAAGATGCTTCGAAAGATGATCAAAGCATGTAGAAAGTTTAATATCGCAACTGCTGAAAAGCATCCGAACGAATTCCACTGTCGCGCCATAAAAAGCGATTTTATGCGTGTAACATTCGGAAATGGCTGCCGTGTACATATCGAATTTCATTCGAAGTATGCGGGAATGAGTACGATCTATTTATCGGAACTGGGCGCGCAATGCCTGGAATCGAAGATTAAGATCGTTAGAAAACAAATAAAGGGAAAGGCGTCTGCATAGGCGCTTTTTTAATAGGGGGAAATCGAATATGGAAAGCAAAAAACACGAATTCGTCGAAGGTCAAGACGCAATCCTGGACATTACATTCGAATTAGTTGAGCAAGGCGGCGACTATACATTCGATGATACGGAAGACATTATTCGCTTCGTACGCGGCGACATGGTTCGGATCTTACATATATTCGAATCAAATAACAAACAGGAACATAAAGAACTGGCCGTGATCTTCAATCCAAAAACACAGGAAGCAACGACGATCAGCACGCATCATCTGAAACCTGTAAAAGGCCAGGCGTTTTTAAATATCGAAGTAACTTGTCCAGGTTTAGATGATGCGATCGAAGAATGCAAAAAGATCATCGAAAAGGCCGTCAAGAATACGCAATGTAGGCCGTATCGTGGTTCGTTAGGGCGCGACATGAAGATCCAGGGCGGAACGATCAGTGCTGATCAATTGAAAGTAGGCCACCTTCACACGAACGGAATAATTCACGACAAGAAAATGTCATTTTAGGAGGATGCGAAATGAAAGAACATACAAAAACGATCAAATCGAAAGTTGAATACATCTTGCGCAAATATCCAGCGACACGAATAAACGATAAACTGCTGGTTTCTATGTACTGGAAACACTTCGACAGTATATCGACGATTGACGATTGCGTGATGGCAACGTCATCGGAAACGATCACGCGACATAAACGCAAACTAAACGAACAAGGCAAATACACGGTCACGCTGCGCGAACGTGAACAAATCCTGGCCGAAGAACATCGAAAGAATATCGAACGACGTGAGAAAATGGCGGACAACCTATACGACGATGGAATGATCGCCGTTCAAATGCCTAGCGTAAGGAAATCGGTGTTTGTCGAGCAAATACGATCAGATCTGCGTCCTATCGATGATTTAAAAGAAGTACCAGGCATATATGTATTCTATGATAAGTTTAGTAATCCGTTATATGTCGGTATTTCTGCGAATCTATATGCGCGGACCGTATCGCATGTTAGTCGCATTAGTTCAAATCAGAGATTGGCCCACCTGCTGCACCTAAATGTCGCACATAGGATTGATTTTATGTACGTTAATAGCGTAAGTCATCGCGAGATATACGAGTCTTACTTGATTAAAACGTTGCGTCCTTACTGCAATATAGGGAAGACAACGGAAACACGCCGCCATGCTGGCGAAGATATAACAAAAGGATATCGGAAACACATTCGGAGCGCTTAAAGGCGCTCTTTTTATTTTTATAAAAAAGTTAACCCGCTTTTTGAAGTTTAGGCGCCTATGTTTCTAAAAGACGAAACGAGGGTTTTAATTATGGCGCGTAAGAAAATTACGATAGTGACGATCGAAGTTGCTGGGGAAATGGTAGAGGCGAAAGAATGTACGAAATGTGGCGAGGTGAAGGCGCTTAATGATTATTATAGAGAGAAAAACGGAATAGGGCATCGTCGATCTAGTTGTAAAGAATGTAGTCTCAAGCGGGATGCCGAGTATTATCAAAGTAATAAAGAGAGAATAGCCGAACGCGATGCAGAATACTATCAAAAAAATAAAGAGAAGGTGTCCGAACGAAAATCGAAATACTATCAAAGTAATAAAGAGAAGATGTCCAAACAAAAGGCGGAACACTATCAGCAAAATAAAGAGAAGATTTCAAAACAGAAACTCGAATATTATCATAATAACAAAGAGAGCATAGCGAAACGAATGGTTGAATACCGTAAAAATAACAAAGAAGTATTCCAAGCGCTTGGCCAGCGACGACGCGCACGAAAAGCGCTGCTTCCCGATACACTAACGGCTGGTCAAACTGCGCAATTATTACAGAAAGGCTGCGCATTAACTGGCGAAACAAACGAGGTGCATCTGGATCATTTTATCCCGATTGCGTGGGGATATGGGGGTACTACATTCGAAAATATGATTCCGTTAAACTCATTTCTTAATATATCGAAAAGTGATCGAAACCCGTTCGAATGGATTAAACGCAAAAGTATCCAGGAACAAGTCGATATGAATCGATGGGACGAAACGATCGAATATCTGGCGGATCTAAACGGAATGAACCCGCAAGAATTCGAAGAATACGTGTATTGGTGCGAAGAAAATAAACGTGATTTAACAAATATCGAAGACGTGAGCGCATAGAATTGCGCTCTTTCTTTTTGCCCAAATGTCGAGATCCTGGCGCCTATGTTTTTGTAAGGAAAACACGGAAGTCATATGAAAGGAAGCGATATGAATGCGCGTAGAATTCGAAAAGGTAACAGTACCACAATTACAAGAAGGTGACATCGTTGTGATGCGCTGGACTCACCAGCCTTATGAGTGGGTAGGCGTTGTTTCAAAACATAGCGAATCAACAAATGCATATTTGCACGGAATGGACGGAAAGTCGAGTTATTACCGTACTCGCGGTTTTAAACGAGTATCAGAACTGGAAGAACACATCCGTACATCAACAAGCGTTCGATCTTGCAACGTATTTTCACAAGAAGAATACACAATGGCAATCAATAAAATGAAGGGAAATCGATAGTATGAAACTGACAGTAGCTATGAAAGAAGCCGAAGAAAAGTTCACACGTGAAGATCTCATTCAAATTCGATATCGATCTGGCGTAGAATACACATACGCCGTAATATCTCATGCGGGAATCTTATTTCTTTATAACCTAGATAACGGACATTCTGGTTTCTCACAAGATAAGGCGGAAGATATCGGCGAATTATTACGAGCAATCAAGAATAATCCTAACGTCACAGGATATAGAATATTGTCTGCGGACGAATACGAAATACAAGTGCTACGAAAGGCGGCTAAATAATGGACGTTGTTGTAACAGACCAAACGCCGAAAGAACTGCGCCAGGGCGATTTCGTCTTCCTGGACGAGATAAACGGAAACGGGCGTATGTGTTTAGTAAGACACGACAACTTATATCCATTGAACGGTGGCGACGTGAAGTATTTTGCGTCAAAATTTCATAATGTAGATGGAATCCTTCGACGTATGCAAAACGATGTATCAACGGGACAACTGAACGGATTCACGACATATCCTTCGAAACAATATCAAATGAAGATGATGCGAAAGGCGGACGCATAATGTCGGTTAATATGCGAGAACATGAAGACTTGCGTCCGTTACGTTACGGTGACCGCGTCGAAATAACCTGGTATGATTTCTTTAGGCGCACATATGTAGTGACGCAAGACGGCGTCAGAGGTACGCATCTAAAACGTGAAGGATTCGAAGGACATGCGTTCCTGGGTTACGATGATACGGGCGCATTGTTGAGCGCATTATTATTGAGTACCGAAGGAGACTGGCCTTTGCTCGAAGAATTTAAAATATTATAGAACAAAAAAGAAGCGGTGATCTAAAAGGAGATCCCGCTTTTTGCTATGTCGTCAAGTATTATTTTGTTATCTTGCGTTCTTTTTTCGCATTTTCTGGTCTGTCAGATATGCTGCACCTACTGCGGTAGATATCAACAAGAATAGTACGGCGACTATGTCAACAACAAGGTTATTAATTTTATACGAGATTCCCAAGAAAACCAATGCTACTGTAATTACTGACATTAATATTAAGGTGATTTTATCTTCGCTCATAATTATAAATGTATCAGACGTACAATGTCGTGTTATAATGTTTAGTAAGAACACCGCTCAGTGCGTCACCACCGAGCGATATATCTTCTTACTTGTCTTGATTGTCACGGTTGAAAGAGATGTTAACCTCTATGTAGTTCTCGCCTTTCTTCCGTTTAACACTAACGCTGAACCGTTTGAACAGTAAGTATAGTACCAATACTGCAAAGGTTGGGGCGTTGACTTTTGCTAAATCAATTAGCATTTGTACGTCTGACACAAGATAACCTCCTTCCGTTGTTTATTGTACTCTCTCAAGCACATACTTAGTATACCATTGATATGACGGTCATGTCAACAATATTTGAAAAGTTTTTTAAATTTGTTTAAAAACGGCGTGCATTTATACTTCTATCATGTACGTATCGTTCGTATTTTATAACGAAATTACTTAAAATAATTATGATTATAGCGGAAATAATACACCGTTTAGAAGTCTAAGGACGGTATATATGTCCGTATAATGTGCGTTAAATGTTCGTTAAATGTCCGACATATTCGTCATGTCGATATCATTCTGATTATATTTGCATACAATTGTACGAGTACATGTGTTTAATGTATAGATAATGTACGCTAAATATACCGTTAAATGTAACGATAATAGGCGTTACTCTAGCGCCAATTGTAAACAGATAGAATCGATCGAATAATGTACGATTACCAGGGCGCAATGTGTACGATAGATAGGCCGATATGTAGTCGCAATATTACCAGGTTAACGTCTGTTATTATAACAGGGCGCATACTATATTGCACAAGGGCCGACATGTATTTCACCATAGGCGATAGGGTGTACGCAATAGCCCGTTGTATAACACCGTATTATACAGGGCCGATATGTGGGCGCAATATAGTCGGTATGTGTTTGCGTATGTTTACGAATAACGATTATTATTTAAACGTTTGTTATTCGATTAGTGTGCGATAGTGTATGTGATATGTGTGCGGTATGTGGGCGACAGTGTGGCGCATAGTGTATGCGGTACGTGTGCGGTATGCTATCGGTATGTGTACGCATAGTAATAGTGTGAGTGTGTGCGAGATGATTGCGGATTGATTGCGTTTGTTTCGTTAGCTGGAAAGAGTCGAAGAGAAAGGTCCTTCGAAACTCAAGGGGTTGAAAAGCAATCGACTTTCTTTATGCAATTCTTTATGCATCATTTCGATTCTCTTTATGAATTGCGAATGCTTTCAAGTCAACGTTTGTTTCAATGCATAAAACTATTTGCGATTCGAATGTTCGTTGAAGGTTCGAAGAATGCTTTCAAATCAACGTTTCGAAGAGAATGTCGAAAGTAACAAAATGTACTTCTGTTACGAAACTTATGCAAAGAAAACGAATGAATATCCACACGCCATTTCCCAAATCGAAAAATCAGCCGTTCCCCCCAGGCCACCAGGCAATCCCCCCGCAGCAAGCGTACAGAAATAGCGCACATCATTTTTGAAGTCGGGGCGTAGGTCCTGGACGCAATCAAACGAAGATCCTGGCGATCTCCTTCCGAAATCCTATCGAAAATCCTTTCTTATAATACAAAACGAAGTCCTATCGATATCCTTCTGACAATCCTTCCGATAATCTTACGATTAAATTACGCAGCTTGCTAAATAGACAAACGAAGTCCTTTTCGGAATCCTATCGCATTCGAAACGATTAAAAACCCGTACAAGCGACGTGAGACGCCTTAAAATATATTAGCGATTATTTCAGCGACATTCGCCGCCGCATATTATTTTATACTTACGTTATTCTTTTAATTATTACGCAGTCTATGTATTTAAGGGCACCGCCAATCTTTATTTATAAAACCTTTCCTGCGTGAATATTAACCGATGTCATGATAATGACTCGTAATATATATTTATATATTCTAGATATAGTTAAAAAGCTAGTTATAGTTAGTGTGACGTTTATGCCACATGGCAAAAGTGACACACGGCTCCTTATATCGTATGTTGGCCCATGGTCCTATAAAGTTTACATTCTGCGGAATAAACATAGGCGCCAGCCGTACATATGTAATGAGGGATATTATAATAGATATTTTATATCGAAAAAGTATATATCCTATTCGCAAGCCAAACGCAAAAAGAAGCGCTACCCACGACGGGCGGCGCTTTTTCTATTACAACGATAACGATTCGTATACATCATCGATTGTATCTTGTGTAATTCCGATATAATGCAGCGTAGTTTTTTCGTTACTATGATTGAAAATCTTTTGTAACGTCTGAATTGACGCGCCGCCTTTATACGCATGAAATCCGAATGTCTTACGTAAAGTATGCGTTCCGATTTCCGAAAGGCCAGCGCGATCCGCTGCTTCGTTTAAAATTCTATACGCTTGAACACGTCCGATCGGCTTCGATCCTTTGCGTGATTGGAAGATATATTCTTCGCTGAATTCCGAGATTCCAGCGTCTTTTATTTCTTTCTTGACCGCAGTTGAGATCGTAAGTTTTCGGGCTTTTTGCGTTTTCTTTTCGGTAACTATTAAGTATTTTCTGAATTTGTTGTTTTCATCTTTCAGATCAGAAACCTTCAATTCTAATAAATCCGAAATACGTAATCCCAGGTTAATCCCTAACACAAACAGTAATTTATTACGGCCGTGCAACGCACGTTTCATTTTATTTATTTCAGTTTTCTTTTTAATTGGTTGTACTTCATTCATTTATGGTTGGCTCCTTTATGTATCATAATCGTTTGTTTTGTTACATTCATTATTGCATGATATGACGAAGGTGTCAACGTTTAATTTTAAGAAAGGGCGTGATTTTATGTCATCGAAAAAAGAACTAGAAGCGCGTTTGAATCTAACGCAGCGCCAGGCGGCTTTAATGCTGGTCGAAAACGAAATGGGAGACGGCGAGCGCCGAACACAAGAACAAATCGCAGAAGAACTGGGCATTACTCGCATGTGTCTGTATAAATGGCGCACACAAAACAAAGCATTCATCGACTATAAAAATATGATTTCGGACGAGTTCTTCGCAGAAAAGCGCGATTTTGTATATCGCCAGATGTTCAAGTTAATCGGAGGCGCGCAGCCGTCTGTCCGTGCAATTGACTTGTATCTGCGACGACATGGCCTATTAACGGAAAAACACGTGGTCGAAGAAGTTGGCGGCGACAACGCACGAACTGCGGATGCACTAAGCGCAGAACTAGCGGAAATCAAAGCAATGATCAAAAAATAACGAAAAGGAGGGCGATCACATGGCGTGGATCGGTGATCGTTTCCTTAATCGTGCCGAAAGATCGGAAAGGATCGTTCTAATTAAAGAGCGACTTTCTAGTCTTTTGGAATTGCACGATCAAGGCGACGCAACAGAATATCACATCGAAATGATGCTGCGTGATAAGAAAGAATTAGAAAAGCTGGAACGTGTACACCGCGCAGAAGTAGACAACGCATTTTTTACTATGGAATATCTATCAGACGGAAGCAATCCCGAAAATGACGATAACATCATTCAAAATGGCGACGACGGAACGCCGCATCAGCCTTATGACGAAATGGCGGGAATACATAAAGAATTCTTCGGACTATGTGACGAAGTAGATGCAGGACGGGGCGTGAACTTAGGGATCGCCGCACCGCGTGGACATTCGAAATCTGGTATCTTCTCAAATGCGTACGTATTAAAAGGAGTTGCGTTCCGTCAACGATCGCACCGTTATATATTAGTAGTTTCGGAAACCGATGATCTATCGAAGAAGCTGATCGGCTGGTGTAACAAGCAATTGAAATATAACAAGAAATTGATCGAAGATTTCGGCCTATTACTATATGAAAACCATATGGCGAACGAACGTGATAACGAATCTTCTTTCATTACGCGAGCGAATCAACTAGTCGAAGCGTCATCATCTGGAAAGCAATTGCGAGGAAAACGTCACGGCGCATTGCGTCCGACGACAGTTGTTGTCGATGATCCGTCATCGATGAATAATGAAGGAACTAAAGAAGCGCGCGAAAAGCTGATCGAATGGTATAACGCCGTTGTTCTTCCGATCGGATCTAAAAGCACAAATCAAATTCTAGTCGGAACGATGGTTTCTGCTACTGGATTGCTTGCGCATGTACTGAAACGCCGTGATTTTAAATCATGTTTCTATGATGCGATCGTAAGCGAACCAGACTTTCCGAAAATGTGGGACGAGTACATCGACTTATACCTACATGGCGAAGACGACGCACACGAAAAGTATTATACGCAGCATGAGCACTTATTAATGCAAGGCGTCGAAACGGCCTGGGAATGGCGCTGGACTTATCGTGCATTAATGGAACGTAAGGCCAACATGGGAACGAAGACATTTAATTCCGAGTACAGAAACCGAGCATTCAGCGAAGACGAAAAGTTCTTCTTTACGGAGAATTTCGGATATTATACGTACAATATCGATCCGTTTACGCACGACAAAGTCTGCGTGTACGACGGGGAATCGTATCACGTGGCCGATATGAGCATTTCTGCGGCCTGGGATATTGCGATGGGAAAAACATCGCGGTCGTGCTACAACTCATTTGTAATAACAGGACGCCACGAATCGACGGGGCGTATTTTTGTGTTGGAAGAATATTCGACGAAGGAACCACCGCATAAATTCATGGACGGAATTATTCAGCGTGTAAAACAATATCGTCCGCACCTGCTGATCGTCGAAACTATTAACGCGCAGCACGAATTCTATCGCCAGTTACAACTTGAATTGCCACGCCAGGGACTTTACTCGACGAAAGTAATCGACGTCAAAGGGCACAAGTCATCGAAAGAACAACGTATCGAATCGCTTGAACCGCTATGCGTTAACAAATCAATGATTTTCAATAGAAACCACAAAACATTGCTTGAACAAATGGAAGCATACCCGTTCGGCGATTACGTTGACGCACCAGATGCATTGCAAATGTCTGTCGAACATGTTTCACGTCCACAACGTGCAAGAGTTACGGATAAACCTATGTGGCTATAACCCGTTTTGTTTTGGCCAGGCGCCTATGTTTTCGAAGGCACTGGCCTATCACAATTCGGAGGTTTTCAAATGGCAAAAGAAATCGTAACAACTCACATAACAACTAGTAGAGTTTTAACACTACCGAAAAGACCGTTAAAAGTGTATTTAGCATCTCCATTTTTCAACGAAGAAGAAATCGAACGCGTTGCGTATCTCGAAAAGTTACTTCGCGAAAAAGGCATGAAAGTATTCTCGCCACGTGAACACCAAAACGAACACCTGGAATTCGGTTCGAAAGAATGGCGAAAAGCCACGTACAATAACGATTGCAAAGAGATTCTACAATGTGACATCGTTGTCGCAGTTCATTCGATCGATACGGGAACGATCTGGGAAATCGGTGCAGCTTGCGTCATTCAGCGTCCAGTAATCATTTTTGATGATAACACGACGATCCCGCGAAATATTATGCTTACCGAATCTTGTCACGCTTTCTTAGAAGGCCGCGAAGCAATCGAAGCATATAATTTCGACGTTCGTGTCAATGAACTTGAAAAAGTGTATTACGAAGGAACTGTCATCTAATTATCGGGCGCTTTTAGCGTCCTTTTTATTTTTATAAGGAGAGTGATCGCATGTTCAATGACAGAAAGAAACACGACGGAACAAACGAATACGAATACAGACCAAACGACACGTTGTTCGAAAAAGGAAAGCTATTTCCGCCAACTGACGATATGGAACGATTGGCCACGTATGAAAAAGGCCGCAGACTGTACGAAGAAAGATTCGACGAACTTCCGAAGCGAGCGCAAGCACTATTGAAAGATACACCGCACGCAGAACGACTGCATTCGTTATATCTGGCCGTGAACCTGCTGGACATCCTTGTTCATAAACCAGCCGATCTAATGTTCAACGAAGATCCGACGTTCGAAAGCGGAAAAGATCCCGATTCTACCGAACAAACTCGACTAACTTCTATTGTAGAAGAAAACGATCTAACTACACTAGGCCAGGAAGTCGTCGTCGGCGCTGGCATTCGTGGCGATGCATTCTTGAAAACATATTTTGCACATCGTCAAGATTTCAGTGAACTTCCGTTCATACCTAAAGGCGTAGAAATGGAACCGATCATCGAATCGCAAGATCCTTCGACAGTCTTTCCAGAATTATCGCGAGGTTCAAAGAAGAAATTCAAGGCGATCAACATCGCGCAAATTGAATGGGTAATCGTTGGTGAAGATGAACAGCCGTATTTGAACGTGGAACGCCACCTGGCGGGATTCATTCAATATAGACGCTTTAAATTAAGCAAAATGCCGCAGATCACAACGAAATACGGGATCGCACAATCGCAGTATACAATCGAAGGCGAAATCGAAGAAGAATTCAAAATCGAAGAAACTGGCGTTCCGATGCATCTTGTTCGTCACATTCCGTATAAATCAACGGATATCCACTGGCGAGGAAAGGGAACGGCCGAAGTAATTCAAGGCCTATTATATGCGATCAATGATCGATTAACACAAATCGACTATATCTTGTTAAAACATAGCGATCCGACTGCGTACGGCGTTGATTTAGAAGGAACGCAAATTCAGTGGGGCGGACGATATGTGCCAGTAAGAAAAGACGAAGTCGCACCAGCTTATATGACATGGGACGGAAAACTGGCCGATGCATTCAAGCAACTGGAAACGTTGATAAATCTAGTATTCCAAAAAGCCGAGACGCCGCAATGGTTATTCGGAACAACGATCGGAAATGCTGGCGGAACTGGAACTTCGCACACCGACGGCTCAGCGATCAAGGCCCGATTCATGCCAATCTTATCGAAAGTCAAACGTATTCGAACGGGTGTCGATCGCGCGATGCGTGATTCGTTGTATATCTCGCAACTATTAGAGAATTACGCGAATAGCGGCGGGGATTTCGTAGCATACGAAGCAGTTTATCCGAAAATCAGATGGCGCGACGGTATTCCAGCGAATGAAAAAGAACTTGCCGAGGTTATGCAAATTCGTACGGGTGGTCGTCCTACAATCGACGTTCGAACGGCTATCAAACAAATCGATAGTCTGGACGATATCCAGGCCGAAGCGATAGTTCAACGAATGGAAGAAGATTCGGAAAAAGATCGACTTGTGACGCCTAATGTCTTCAATGAAGAAAAAGAAGATCTTGATCTAAAGATCGAAACAGAAAGCCCAGTAAATGAACAATAGAGAAAAGATAACACCGTCCTACGATTACAACGTGGGGCGGCTTTCTTCTATATATAAAAAAGCGATCACTCGCATATACAAGATCCTGGATCGAACGGACGTCACAACGTTATCACAGGCCACGAATTATGCGTTAATGGCAAGTATTCAAAACGAATTGATCAAGCTGCGAAAAGAGGCGAAAGGCTGGGTCGAAGAAAACATCGTAATTGCATCAAAGGACGGAATCGCGCAATCACTCGTATCGTTGGGATATGCGAAGGATTACGAAGAGGCGCTATTGATCGCCAGGTTCTCGCAAGTAAATTCGGAAATGGTCCGAACTGCTGCGGCCGATACATATAAAAACGTTCTGGCCGTTACGGAAAACATGCAGGAACAAATCCAGGTCGCAATCCGACGGATCAGCGCCGAAGTAATTACATCGGGGATCGCAATGCAGCGAAATTCGAAAGTCATTTCGAAAGAGTTACGCGAATCGATTCAGAAAATGCAAGCTAAATTGAAAGAATCGGTGGACGTCGCCATCGTCGATTCGGCGGGCCGTCACTGGAAGATCAAGCATTATACAGAAATGTTAGCACGTACGAAAATGATGGAAACACAGGTCACGGCAAGTATGAACGAAGCTATCGATCGCGGTGCGTATTATGCAACGATCAGTATAAACGCAAATACGAAAGACGCTTGCCGCTATCACCAGGGCCGAATCGTGAAACTAAAAAGCGAAGCGCCTGGCAACTATCCGACAGTGGACCAGTTAAAAACGACGGGGCAAATCTTCCATCCGAATTGCAAACATGTTTTATTACCTATGCGAAATCCCGAATCACTTGACGAAGAAGAAAGAGCGATCGCCGAGAAGCAACAAAAAGTCAGCGACGCAGCAATGAAAGCTGGCGGACGTGATCCGAATGTCGAAAAAGATAAAAAAGATTAAAAAGTTTACAATTCTACGGAAAATACATAGGTGTTAGCCGTACATATGTAATGAGGAAGAGAGGCACACGGCGGCCTTCACAATAGCTGGAATCAATAGGCGACGGCCTTAAAATGGGGAGATCATCACATGACAAAAGAAATCAAAACAGATGAAGAAATCCAAACGCACGAAGGCGGCGAAGAGGAAACGAAAGTCGAAGACAAAGTCGTTCAAATGACGCAAGCTGAACTCGATGCAATTGTTTCCAGATCGAAAATTCAAGTACGTAATCAATATGCAGACTATGACGAGTTAAAAGCGAAAGCAGAAGCGGCAACAAAAGCTGAAAAAGACGCAGAACTCGCAAGTATGGATGAATTGGAACGTACAAAAACGGCGTTATCCGAGAAGGACACGGAAGTCGTTTCATTAACAGAAAAGATCGCAGCACTTGAAAAGGCGCAGCGTGTACAAGCTATCGAAACGGCGTTCACAACTGCGGCAAAAGCAGCGTCGATTCCAGAAGAAAGAATGCAGGATGCGAAGTTACTTGCGGGAATCAGCGACGAAACAGACGCAGAAACGATCGGCGAATTAGTGAAAAAACTTGTCACGGAAAAACCGTTCTTAGTTGTTAAAGAAGAAAAGCAGCAAAAACAAGTCGGCGGCGCATCAAATAGCGCATCGACTAAAACAGAAAAGACCGACGAACAACTGTTGCAAGAAGCAGCGGATCAAGTTCGCAAGTATGGTCGATTAGAAGACAAGGTCAAATATGCGAATCTAAAACACAAGTTAGGAAAATAACTTTTCCATAACATAAAAATCAAAAATAACTAGTCGCCTTCGGGCGGCTTTTCTTATTCCAGGGGGAAATCACATGACTAATCAAAAAGTATATAACAAAGATCTAGTAGGCGTAAAAGAATCCGTAGTCGATGAATTCTTGTTATTGAATCCACTACAAACACCAATGATTTCGTTAGTTGGCTTCGGTCAAACTGTCTCTAACGTCAATCACATTTGGTTCGAAGATGAAATGTTCGCACAAGAATCTGTCGCAACGAAAGAAGCTGCGGAAGGCGATACGAAAATCACAGTAGAAAACGCAGAGGCATTCCGACCAGCGCAAGTTGTACGAGTTGGCGAAGAATTGATCCTGGTTGCTGCGGTTAAAGGCGATGAATTAACGGTCGTTCGTGGTTATGCTGGAACAACTGCTGCTGCAATTGCTGTTGGCGATACAGTAGAAGTAATGTTCGTAGAAGGAACAGAAGGTGCGAAAGCACGTGACGGTCGCTACAAGCCACGTACACGAAAAGACAACGTAACACAAATCTTTGACGAAACTGTCGAACTGTCTGGAACTGCGATTGCGGTTGCACAACATGCAGTAAATGACGAGTACGAAAAAGAGAAACAAAAGAAACAACTTGAACTGGCTTTACAGTTAGAAAAAGCAGTAATCAACGGTGTCAAGTATGATAACGGAAACGTTCGTATGATGCGCGGTATTCGCTCATTCATCGAATCAAATGTTATCGAAGCAGGTGGCGGAGTTATTGAGGACGATCACTTGATCGATGCGTTCCGTGCTATCTTCGAAGCTGGCGGAATGAACAACGGCGGCAACTTCAAAATTGTCGTAGGTGCTACGCAGAAAATCGCGATCTCTAAATTCGGAAACGCACAGATTCGTCTTGATCGTTTAGATAATGGCCGAGGACAAGTTGTCGATCACTATATCAGTGACTTTGGTGCGGCGGAAATCGTGTTAAATAACAACATGCCAGCAGGTGAAGTTCTTGTCATCGACTCGAACCGAATCAGCATCCGTCCACTACAAACTCGCGAATTCGCTCACGAATACATGGGTAAAGAGGGCGACTTCATGAAAGGTCAAATCGTAGGTGAGTACACGCTTGAAATGTTACAAGAAGCGGCACACGCGAAAATCACGGGCCTTGCAGCGGGCAAGAAAGTACAAACTAGAGTCGCTATGACTAAGGTAACAGCGAAGAAATAATCGAAAATTGAACGGCTAGGTCTTCGGATCTAGCTTTTCTTTTTATATAAAAGGTGGTGGCGGAAATGGCGCACGATATCGAAGCCGCAACCGCTCACATTGACGAATATGTCATTTCGAATGAAGATTGGCACGACGCAGACGAGGCGAAAAAGAATCGGTTATTGAATGCAGCAGGGCGAACGCTATCGAATAAATTCAAAGGGGCAACGATCCCCGATAATGCTATTTATGAATTTTCTGCGTACCTAGCTATTGTACACAATGACACGAATCGAATGCAGCAGCAGGGAATCGCATCGTTCAGTATTACTGGCGTTGGTTCATTCACATTCAAAGAAAATAACGTTTCTAGTGCAATTGGACAACCGCTATCGGAACTTATCCCCGACAGTGTATTCGAATTGATCGAAGCGGAAAACGAAGATCTCCAATTGACAGGGCGGAATGTTGGGTGGTTGGTGTAAATGGCGATTGTACCAATGAAACAAGAAATCAAAAGAACCCGATCTTCGGGCGAACTGAATATCTGGGGAAAACCAGAAAATACCGAAACGGTGGTTTTAAAGTGTAGAGCGACAGAAGGGTCGCACACGACGACAGATCGATCCAGTAAAATCGTAGGCGCTACGATTGTATGTGAATTGAAGTTGCTTTTCGACAAACTCGCGGATATAACATACGACGATGAAATTTCATACATCAACGAAGCAGAAACGGAATTCAAAGGCAATCCAAAAAACATTAAAATTAGTCGGGATATAGGCGGAAAGCCGATTCTTACTACGGTGTACTTATGAGTTTCACTTTTGATATATCTTCGTTTATGTCGAATACGGCCAGTATCGAACAGTCGGTATTGCAAGCGAGTAAGACGTCCGTAAAAGATTGCTTGGATGATCTTGCGAGAAAGGCGTCAAATGCGGCGCCAGTAGAAGACGGGGATCTGCGAAGATCGCACAAAAAGACGACGAAAGTTTCCGCAACTGGCATCGAAGGTGAAGTCACTTTCAGCATGATCGGAAATAACGGATTTAATTATGCGTTAGCGATGCACGAATGGTCCTATACGCCACGAAACGGCGGTGGCCGCAAATATCTTGAAAAACCACTGAATGAAAATAGAACGCGCTATCTAGGAATGATCGGCGAGGCAATTCGAAAGGGGCTGCGATAATATGTTGCGCATATCAGAGGTTGAAAAATATATCAAGTCACTCGTACCAGCACATTATTATGCGTATGCTTTTCCGACGAATGGCGTTGACGCTTGCGTCGTAATAATTATGAACGGCGGCGATCCAGCCGCAAAAACGGGCGTATTGCGTCCGACGCTGCAATTCTTAGTACGAGGCGCGGCGAATGATTCGCAAGGCGCCGAAGAAATGGCGATCAAGTTGTTCGAAGAATTCAAGTTTAAAGAGGATTTTATGATCGGTTCGACTTCGATCGTTGAAATGAGCGCGACGACGTCGCATCCATTATGGACAGGAGCCGACGAAGCAAATCGGCCGATCTTCTCTATTAACTTCAAAATAGTAACACGATAAAAACAACCAGGAGGAATTCGCATGGCAAATCCAGTGAAAACGAAATCAATCAACGTACCAATTGGTGCAGCAACAGTCGAGTATGGCGAAGGCGCTGAAATGGTGGTCTTTGATATTACAAAAGGCGGAATCACGTTCGGTGTTTCTACGTCAATTCAAGAAGTTACTGTCGATCAGTACGGCGAAACGCCAGTAAAAGCGATCATGAAAGGTCGTAAGGCGGAAACGACAGTTCCATTCGCATTACACCAGCTATCTAAACTTGCGACCGTAATGCCAAACTCTAAATACTACAAAGGCGAAGGCGATGCGGAAAAATTGGTCGTTAATGCGACGGCTGGTTTCGATATGTTATCGACTGCGAAGAAAATGGTCATTAAACCAACAGATCCGAACGCAACTGCAAACGACTGGATCACAGTGCCACAATCTGCGGCGATCGCTGATCCCGACTACACGTACGATTCAGATAACGAACGAGTTACGAACATTACGTTCAACGCTTATCCAGATCAAGAAACGGGCGTTCTTTACATCTTAGGTGACGAGACTGTAAAAGAAACAGAAACTAGAACCGTAACAAAATAAAAATGAAGGGCGTATCGGCGATTAATTTCGTTTGATACGCCTTATTTTTTTGTTTTCTGCGCCTATGTTTGTACGAAGCATGTTTAATGTGTTTTGTCAAACTTGACAAAGGGGAGATTTTATGTTCAGCAAAATCAAAGAAGAATCACTAAATCTATTCAAACGAAAAGACGCGGACGAAATCGTCAAACGAAAAGACACGACAACGATCGGAAGCAAGGTCGTTCGCATCGAAAAGATCACGCCGAAGAAATACAAGGAAGTATTCGCCGTTATCGGCAACATTCCGAATCTGGTTTTTAATGTAATGATGGCGCCAGAAAACGAAAAGGCGATTTATATTATGGCGGCTGCGGATGCTGGTATAAGTGATTTCGTGAACGTTACGTCAGCATTAACGGGAATTGATCCCGACTATCTATACGAAGAAGCGGGAATGCACGAACTATTCGAATTCGTGATCCTTACTGCGGAATATAACGATCTGGATAAAATCGTAAAAAAGATCGCAAGCCTAGTGACGAAGCGAATCGAACAAGTGACGGAAGCGACGACAGCGGAAGCGGACTAACGCTTGATGATTTCTTGATCGAAATGGCAGGCGTGCTAGGCGTTACGCAATATCAACTGGAAAACGAATTCTACATGGTAGACATTGCGAAGTTTGCGGAAATGAAACGCCAGCAAGACGCAATCGACAGAATTCATCTAGTTAACATCGCTAATTCTAGACATCTAGAAGAGAACGACTATAAAGAAATGATGCAGTCATACAGAAGACAAGCGAATATCAAGCCGAAGGAACAAAAATTCGATCGTGGCAAGTTCGAACAACTTCGGGCGTTAGATATGTAAAGGAGAGGATCGCAAATGTCAGCAAATGCGGGCGAAGTACGAGCACGGCTAACGCTGGATAATACACAGTTCCGACAGGGAATGCAGCAAGCGCAACAGCAAATGCAACAAACCGAACAGGGGTCGAGAAATACTGCAAATAGTATGACAGCACTGGGAACGGCGTCGGCCGCCGCGGGTCTGGCGATGGTCGCTTCGATTGGATTAACGGTTAAAAGTGCAGCGAACTTCGAACAATCAATGGCGAAGGTAAAGGCGATTTCGGGTGCAACCGATACCGAGTTCGCCGCGCTTTCTGCTACTGCAAAAGAGATGGGAGCAACGACGCAATATTCTGCGTCACAAGCTGCGGACGGTTTGGCGTTCTTATCTTTAGCAGGATTCAAGGCGCAAGATAGTATCGACGCAATTCCATCCGTTTTAAACCTGGCGGCCGCTGGTGCGTTAGATCTAGGGACCGCAGCCGATATCGCATCGAATATCATGACAGGGTTCGGGCTATCTGCGAAAGATACAGGGTTTGCAACGGACGTTTTAGCGAAGACATTCACTACGGCGAATACAGATATGAATCAACTGGGAATGGCGATGAAATATGTTGCGCCAGTAGCAAACGCGCTGGGCTGGGACATCACCGATGCAGCAACGGCAATTGCGAAAATGTCCGACGCAGGTATTCAAGGTTCGCAAGCGGGTACGTCATTACGTGCGGCACTATTATCGTTAGCGAATCCGACAGGCCAAACGGAAAAGGCATTCGAAAAACTAGGGATTTCGGTAGTAGATGCGAACGGGTCCTTCAAACCGTTACCAGAATTGATCGGACATATTAGTTCGAAAATGGAAGGTATGACGGAAACACAAAAGACTGTAACGGCGGCACAGTTAGTCGGGACGGAAGCGTCAGCAGGTTTCCTGGCATTACTAGCGCAAGGGCAACCAGCACTGGAAAACTATAAAAAGTCACTAGAAGAATCGGGCGGAACGGCGGAACGTGTAGCGAAGACAATGCAAGATACGTTGATGGGAGCATGGACGCAACTCACGTCTGCTACGGAAGGTTTAGCAATACAGATCGGTGAAGCGCTACTTCCTGCATTCACAGGGCTTGCGAAAGGTGCAACGTTAGTTGTTGGAGCAATGGCGCAAGTTGATCCGCAATTCGTGGCGTTCACTATGACGGCGATCGCAACAACGGCAGCAGTTGCGGGCGTGGCCGTAGGTATTACGAAAATTGTTACGTCATTAAAGATATTAGGTAACGCGATCTTAGGAAATCCAATCACGGCGGGAATCGCAGTCGCGGCGGCTGGTATCGGAATTCTAACAGGTGTTATCGCATCTAGTAAGAAAGAGACGCAAGAATTTCACGAAGTATCGCTGAATACATATCGAGAAATGGGCGAAAAGTCATCGGATCTGACGAATGTTGCGAACAAGTTCGAAGAGTTACAAGGAAAAATGAAACTAACTACTGCGGAACAACTTCGATACAAGGAATTGCAGACGTTAATTTCAAAAGCCGAAGAAGGCGACGAAAAGCAAAGACTGATCGCCGAGTGGGAAAAGCTAGGCAAAGCATCTGGCCTTACGAAAGACGAAATGAAAGAGTACCTAAAAACAAACGATGAAATCATCGCAAAGGCGCCAGGTACTCAACAGGCATTCGACGGCAAAGGAAATGCGATCGCTAAAACTGCGGACGAAGCACGAAAGTTAGCTGAAGAGTACAAGAAGATGCAAGCGGCCGAACTCGCATTGCAAGAATCGAAGTTAATGGAAAACAACGTAAAGCACATGGACAACCTTGTCAAGTCTTCACAGAAGGCGGCAGAATGGAAATCGAAAATGCCGCAGCTTGAAAAGGCACACGTCGAAGCGCAAAACGAAGTCCTTCGCCATTCTGAAATCGTGAACCAGGTTGCGCAAGAAGGCGACAAAAACAAACTCGACATGGCAAATCAGCATCTCGCGAAGGCACAAGAAAACCTTGCGAAAAAACGTGAGGAATATAACGAAGGTGTAAAAATCACTTCGCAGTATCAGAAAGATGCGAGTCAGTTAGAAGTTAACCGAGGGAAGCACGCAGAGATCACAGCAGCGAAGATCGAACAAATAAAAGCAACTGTCGATGTATCGCAAGCAGAGGGCGACGGACTTGCGGCAATTCAAGAAAAGCTAGCCGCGCAACAACAAATCATCGCCGCTTTAGAGCAGACGCGACAGGAACAAGGCGGACTAAATGGCGAGCAGCAGCAGCAACTTGACGGGGCACAAAAGACTGTCGGCGAATTGGAAAAGGCAAAGGGCGCTATCGAAAACGCAAAAGGCGAAAACGAGGCGTTTAATAGTTCGCTAGACAAAACACAAGAAATTGCGAATGCGACAAATGATTCGCTTGAAAAACCTGTCAATAAAGAGGTAAAGACGAATCTAGACGAAGAGAAGCAAAAGGCGGACGAACTTCACGAAAAGTCCGAAAAACCTGCGACGAAGAAGACAAACGGCGATAACTCGCACGTTAACGGCGAGATTGACAAGACAGACCAAAAGGCGCAAAAGGAGAATACGAAGAAGACGAAGGGCGATAACTCGCACGCGAATTCTGAAATGGATAAAACCGACAAGAAAGCGCAAAAGGAAAACACGAAGAAGACGAAAGGCGACAACAGTCATGCGAATTCTGAAATCGATAAAACCGACGGTAAAGCGAAAAAGGAAAACACCAAAAAGCTAAACGGCGATAATTCCGACGCGAATTCGAAGATCTCCGATACAGATAAAAAAGGTAAGGAGAAAGTAACGAAGCCGCTTGATATGAACACGGCCGAAGCAAAGGCGCGTCTTGACGAGGTTAAACGAGAGGCACAGAAATCGGAAACAAAGAGCGTATTCGTTAACATATACGAATCGGTTAAACGTACAGTTTCAAGCGTCTTCGGAGGCGACGAGAAGCGCCACAACGGCGGAACGCTGGGGAATATCGTAGCTAGGCCGAAATATCATAACGGAGGAACACCGAGAAGCCAGCGACAACCAAACCAGGCGAAGTTTAACGAAGTCGATGTTCGATTGCTTGACGATGAAATGGTCCTAACGCAAGCGCAACAAAAGAACCTATTTAATATGGTTCGAACGTTCAATTCTGCTACTGCTGCGCAACTATCGAAAGCCAGCGAAGGCGGCGGATCTGGCGGCGTGAGTCGTAACGTAACGGTAAACGTTGCCGAATTGCATGTGCGCGAAGAATCAGACGTCGAGAAGGTGGCGCAGGAACTCGCAGTCATTGAAAGATCAAAAGAAAGGGCGCGTGGTGTATAACATGTCATTCATATATAGAGGAAAACATAGTTCAAGATTCTTTCTAGTTAATAGCATCGAACGATCGCTATTCCCGAATAAAACCGCAAACCTAGTAAAGGCGTCTGGTAAAATAGGCGCCTATGATTTCGGCACAGAGACAGACGTGTCGTATTACAACGTTAAAGCGACATTAACTGCGAAGACAGAATCGGAACGCGAGTCGAAACTTGACGAGATCCGCATGTGGTTACAAAACGAAGGCGAATTAATCTTCGATTTTAAGAATCACGTAAGCTATCAAGCTAAAATCAACGGTGATTCGCCTATCGAATTAATCGGAACTAGTGCGGAAGTTATGTTCACGTTTATTTGTTCCGATCCAATAGGCGAAGGACTTGAAAAGAAATACGAGATCAAGCGCGGAAATATGAACGTCGAACTCGTTAACGAAGGAACTGCGGACGCACATCCGAATATAAAGATCGACTTCAAAGAAGATAGTCACAACGTTTCGATTATTGGACGAGACAAGGCGATCACAGTCGGCACCAATCCCGATTTTATGAAAGAGAACATCCCGTATGAAGAACGCATCTTATACGATGAAATGATTAACACGCAGCACTGGACCGACGCAAGATCGATCGATGACGGCACTATTTACGGGACATTCGAAAGTAACGGCTTTTTATTTCATCAGAAAGACTGGAACTACGGCGGAAATCCCGAAAAGCCAGAAGAACGTTTTAATAAATGGCACGGCGGTTCGATGTATCGCAACTTAAATGAATCGTTAGATAACTTCATGGTAGAGATGCACTGTACGTTCCGATCGTGGGATCGTCAAGACATGGGGCGCGTCGGTTTCTATTTTCTTGATCCAAACGGAAAGCAATTCGGACAAGCACATCTAAATGATGTTACATGGCTAAAAACGCAGCAGGTTGCGTCAGTTAGATTCGGAGATCGTGCAAGCGGAATACCATTCGTATATGAGCGCGGCGCATACGATGGGGTTTGGAGCGATTGGAACGACGGAATTATTCGATTCGGCCGAAAAGAACGTAAGGGTTACGTGACATGGTTCACATATTTCGCGATCAGAGATAGTAACACGGGCCGATTCCATACGGAATTGTATCGCGAATATGCGGATTACACTGGGAAATGGCTGAATAAGCTGGCCGCAGTACAGATCGAAGCGTCTGCGTTAGGTAACGGCGATAAAAAGTATTATATGACGCTTAATCATATAAACGTTTTTAAATATAACGAAAACAAGCGCGACGAAGTGAACGACATTCCGTTCAAGACTGGCGATACGTTAGAAGTTGATATGGAAACCGCAGCAATCTATCACAACGGCGTAATTGCTTCGGATCTTTTAGATCCTTCAAGCGACTTCTTTTCGATTCCGTCGGGACGATCAGAAATTGCGGTCTTTCCGCCATCGGCTGGCGATACAGAAATCAAATTCAAAAATAAATATCTGTAACATATAGGCGCATTTATGTCAAATCATCGACATAGTGCGCCTATGTTTGTATACGCGGAAACCCGCGAAGAAAGGGGAACTCAAATGATCATCGTAACAGATCAATATCAAAAACCGAAAACGATTCTATCAAATAACGTTCCGAAGGCGCCAGACTACTTCGAAGATGGGCACCGAGAACAACTTGACGGACTGTTGACGTATGAGTTTTCAACACTCGCAACGCATCCGAGCACTATTCACCTAAAGCAAGGTAATAACATAATTGTGCGAGATCTTGACAATCGTTTGCAGCTATTCACGATCATCCGTACAGTTGAGCAGCAAAACGACGGGAAATATGTACGAAGAGTCTTCGCAGAAAATGCGGCCGTCGATGATTTATACAATAACATTGTTAGCGGCGTAAACCTAAAGGCGATCAGCGCACAAGATGCGGCAAGTCGCGTACTAGAGGGAACGGGCTGGAAGCTAGGTCTTATTGATTATGCAGGATTGAAAAACGTTGATCTTTCAGATCACCCGACGTCACTTGCTGCGTTGCATAAGATCCGCGAAACGTTTGGTCTTGAAATGTCATTCACGGTTAATTTTAACGGAATGAAAGTCGTTGATCGATTCGTTCACATGGTAAAGAAACGCGGTAATGTAACGAAAAAGCGATTCGAATACACAAAGGATCTGACGGAAATCTCACGTACAGAAGATCGAAGCAATCTTGCTACGGCGATTATACCTGTCGGAAAAGCAGACGAAGGCGGAAAACGCCTAACAATGATAGAATTCGAAAACATTCACGACGGATATGTTTCGCCAAAAGGACAAGACTGGGTCGGCGATGAAGAATCATTGCAGCAATTCGGAAAAGGCGGAAAGCATTTATTTGCACGCCTGGATCTTTCAAACGTGGATAACCAATATGAATTAATGGAACAGGCCGTGGCCGAACTACGACGACGCATGAAACCACGATTGACATACGAAGTCGGCGTCATATTGCTGGAAAGACTATCGAAGCATGAACACGAAAAAGTACGTCTAGGCGATACGGTTCACGTACTTGATAAAACATTCGAACCTGCAATCGCAGTCGAGGCGCGTGTTCTCGAATTATTCCGATCATATACAGATCCGACAAAAGATTCAGTGTTACTAGGTGAGTTCGTACCGCTTGTTATCGATAAGAATAAGCAGATCGAAGCGATCCAAAATACGATAAATCAGAATATGGCGAAGTGGGAAAGGGAAGGCGAAATCGTAGTAAAAAGCATTAACGAACCGCCGTTAAAAGATCGTACGCCAGATATGTTATGGCTGGATCTAAGTTCGACGCCGAACATTATGAAACGCTGGGACGCAGAGAACAAAAAGTGGGTTAAAGCATCGCATACAACTGCGGAAGAAGTCGGAGCAGAGACGCCAGGCGGAGCGCAGGACAAGGCGAACAAAGCCGAAGATAATGCAATCGCAGAAGCAGCAGAAGACGCAGCGATCAAGCGCAGAAGGCCGAGGACAACGCAGTCGAGAAAGCCGAAGAGATGGACGAAGAAATCAAGATCGAACTAAAATCGTACGTCGAAGGTTTAACGGAAGAAGTCGAAGCGGCTACGAAAGAGCACGCCGAGAAAGTTGCAAAAGACGCCGAACTAAATGCGAAGATCTTCACCGAAGGATATGCGGAAAAGGAATTCCACTACGGCGACGAGCCGCCAACAGACACGTCGCAACTATGGTTCGATCTAAGCACCGAGCCAAACAAGATCCGCAGATATGACGAAGAGTCGAAAACGTGGGTCGCAGCATCGCCAACAAGTCCGAGCGATATCGGAGCAGCAAGCATTCAAGACACGATCGACGAAGCGAACAAGGCCCGCGAAGATGCGGTCAAAGAGGCGAAGGGAGCTGCAAGCAAGGCGAAAGAAGACGCAGTCAAGGAAGCGAAGGAACTCGACAAGGAAATCAAGTCCGAAGCCGAGAGACTAGCGAAAGCAGCCGAAGAAGCTGCAAACAGTCATGCGAACGATGTAACGCAGCAAGTAGAAGAGGCATTAAAACAGGATTCGCAAAATAAAGCAGATGCGGCGAAAGATGACGCAATAAGCGAAGCCGATAAGCGAATTCAAGCAGCGAAGAAAGAGTCCGCACAAGATGCGCAAAACAAAGCGAATGCAGCGCAGAAAGCAGCCGAAGAAGCTGCGAAGAAACACACGGATGATCTGACGGCGCAAGCGGAAAAGAATGCGAAACAACATGCAGATGATCGAGCGAAAGCGGCCGAAGAAGCATCGAAGACGTTCACGCAATCATATGCGCAAAAAGAGATCAAGCAGCAAAACACAGCGCCGACAGACACGTCGCTCTTATGGCTAGATACAAGCAAAGATCCGAATATCTTAAAACGATACGACGCTACTGCGAAAAAGTGGATCAATGCATCGCCAACAACCGCAGGTCAAATCGGAGCAGAAACACCAGAAGGCGCAAAGAGTAAGGCAGACGCAGCGCAGAAAGCAGCCGAAACGGCGGCGAAGGCAGATGCTCAATCAAAAGCCGATGCAGCTAAACAAGCGGCGATTTCCGCAGCGGCTACGGATGCAGCTAGCAAATCGGAAACAGCGAAACAAGCAGCTATCGCAGATGCGAAGATAAAGGCAGACGCGGCACAGGCGGCAGCCATCAAGGAAGCAGCAGCCAAAGCGGCAGCAGCAGAAGAAGCGGCGAAAGCCCACGCAGACGGAAAAGTGTCGGACGAAGAGGCCGCACGTATTAAGCAAGCTGCGGATAATTTAGCAGCAGCGAAGAAGGAGGCGGCAGATAAGGCAGCAGCAGCGGAACAAGCAGCGAAAACGGCAGCGGCGGCAGATGCTAAAGCGAAAGCAGACGCAGCACAAGCGGCAGCAGCGAAAGACGCACAAACAAAAGCAGATGCAGCACAAGCGGCGGCAGCGGCAGACGCTAAAGCCAAAGCGGACGCAGCCGAAAAGGCAGCGAAAGAAGCGGCAGCGATAGACGCAGCTAACAAAGCAGCAGCAGCACAAGCGGCAGCGATTGCAGAGGCACAGAAAAAGGCGGATGCAGCGAAACAAGCAGCGATCACAGCAGCGGCAGCAGATGCGAAAACGAAAGCCGATGCAGCACAGAAGGCGGCAACCGACCGAGCGAACACCGTAGAAAAAGACGTAAAAGAATTCGCAAGCAATGCGGGCAACATTACGCAAGGCACTATCGCAGCGGAACGACTGTACGGCGGTACGATCGACGCAGGAAAAGCGAATATTATCAATATCAACGCGGGAAGCATTACTGCGGGATCGATCGACGCTAGTAAGATTAAAGTAATCAACTTGGATGCAGGTGCTATCACTACGGGAACATTAAATGCGGCACGTATCGGAGCGGGGACAATTACGTCGGATAAGATTCACGTAAACGGACTATCAGCCGATGTGATTAAAACAGGCACAATAAATGCGAGCGTGGTTAAAGTTATTAATCTTAACGCAAGCAATATCGTAGCGGGTACACTAGACGCAGGAAAAGTCGTAGTAACAAACCTAAGTGCAAGCGTATTGCAATCGGGAATTATCGACGCAAGCAAAGTCACAGTGAACAATCTTGATGCATCGAAGATCACAACGGGAACATTGAGCGCCGACAAGGTAAAAGGCGGAAGCATCGACGCAAATAACGTAAATATCGTAAACCTAAAAGCGGGAAATATTACGTCGGGTACGATAGACGCAAGTAAGATAGCGGTAACGAATATTAATGCGGGCAACATTACGGCGGGTACATTAAACGCAGCACGTATCGCAGCAAGTACGATCACAGCGGACAAGTTACACGTATTAGCGAAGAGTCTAGTCGCAAATACTTCGATCACTGGGAACGATTCTACGGGCTGGGGTGTTTCGAAACATGCGTCATCCACGATCGGACTTCGTGGATCTGCGAATATGGGTGACGTCCTAGTGCATGGGTTTACGACTGCGGAACATGATACACCGACATTGTATGACTCGAATTTCTTCGAAGTAGATCCGAATCAAACGTATAAGTTTAGTATCGGAATGTTTCTAGATAAGAATAATCGAGACGCTTCGCAATACTTCGGATTAAAAGCCTATGATAAAAATCAGAAAGAACTTCCTATGCAGCCGCTAAATCCTACTAACGGCGCATTATCGGGAGATCCCCGCACGAATCCGTATTTCTGGTCGGGCAAAGAAGTATCGGGATCGTGGCGATCAATGGAGGGCTACGCAGTATCATCGCAATCGGAAGGAAACGAAGCGCCACAAGGACGAAACGTTCAATCATCATATAGAATGCATCCTGCTACTAAATACTTGCGTATGCGTTTTTATAGCGGTTATTATCCGACAGTTAAAAATGTAGCGATGGAAGTGCTATGGCATTCACCTTCGGTAAGCCCAGTCGATAGTGGTACGATCATAGCAGATCGAATCACGGCGGGAACGATCGACGCTTCGAAAGTTAACGTTAAAAACATCAACGCAGGGAATATCACGACGGGCGGAATGTCTGCGGATCGTATCGCAACAGGAACGATCGACGCACGTAAGATCACCGTGATCGGACTTAACGCTTCGAATATCGTATCGGGTTCAATCAATGCGGCTACAATCGACGTTACGAATCTGAAAGCGCAAAATATTACGTCGGGCATTCTAAGTGCGGACCGTATCGCAGCAGGTGCGATCAATGCGGACAAACTCGCAACGAATTCCGTTACTGCCGTAAAGATCCTGGCAGGAAACATCACGGTGGAAAAGATCGCAGCAAATGCGGTAACTGCCGACAAGATTATCGCGAATGCGGTAACTTCGGATAAGATCGTGGCAAATGCCGTGACGGCAGCGAAGATCGCAGCGGGTAACATCACGGCGGAAAAGATCGCAGCAGGTTCGATCACTACCGACAAGATCGCAGCAGCGGGGATCACCGCCGACAAGATCACATCGGGCGTACTAGATGCGAATCGTGTACAAGTTAAAAACCTAAACGCAAGCGTTATTACTGCGGGAACGATGTCTGCTGATCGAATCACAGGCGGAACGATTAATGCTACGAATACGAATATCATTAACCTAAAGGCGCAGAACATCGCATCGGGAACGATCAATGCGGATAACGTAACGATCAGTAACGGACGCGTAACGATCAACAAAGACGGCGTAACAGTAACGGACGCTAACTTCTTAGTACGAAACGCGACAACGGGCTTGCTGCATACGACGATGACTTCGACGAACCTATTCGGCGATCACTCATTCGAGACGCTGAAAGCGAGCGGAAACAACGCAGTCGGATCGTATTATTATGATATCGATTGGAAGTACCTGTCCGCCGAGGTCAACGACTCATTTGCGAAATGGGCGAGAGTCGGAACGCCAAAAATAGCGGACGCCAATTCGTACGATGCGCCACAAGAAATGATCCCGTATGGTAATTGTGCAGCACTTGTCAATCAAAGTAACTATTTAGTTCAACGATTCGACGCAACGGCTGGGAAACAATATACGTTATCATTCCACGCAGGAAAGCCGAATGGCCTTACGGCGGGAGCACCACGACTTATGATCGAACACATGAAAGATAATATCGTCGTTAGTTCGGAGACAAAAGACTTCGGAGTTCCGACGAGAGCAGTCGCCGACGTGGTTCGCTATGGTGTTACGATCACGGCAAACGCTGGAATCGCTGGTGGACGAACAAGTTCGATTCGTGTTCGCTTCCTAACAACTAACGCGAATTGGTGCGTAATAGATGGCGTGCAATCAGTAGTCGGAAAAATGGCCGCGCCATATGACGCCGAGGACAGTCTTTGGAAATACGGACAAGGAAAAATCACGCTTGATCACGTACAAGGGCGCAGGGTCTTCGCATCAGAGTTTGTACAATCCGATGTTATGAGATTTAAATATATGCGAGGTTACAAGGAGCGCAATATTCTCATAGATCATCAGAATAATAATGTAACCTTATCGGCTGCGGACGGTAACTTACATATTGGTTACGAGAATACGGTGCAGACTATCGTTAACTCACCGTTAATGCCGCAGAAAGGAATCAACATTCAAGGGAAAAACGCAACAGGAAACGCGATGGATGCCGCAGGAAACATCAATACATGGGGCGGAAACATCAAAGCGCAGGACGGCGACGTCCTTACGAACTGGGCAGTCAAGGCCGCAGGATTTACGTTCATGCAGCACAATACGCCAATCTGGGCGGGAGAGGGAACGATGTGGTACGGATGGCAAGGCGGCACGATGGGCCTTTGGTTGTTCGCGAATGGCGCATACCGTCTAGTCTGGGAAAATAAATGGACGAATGGGTGATAATAACCCGTTTTATGATAGTCTAGCGCCTATGTTTTCGAAGGCACTGGCCTATCAAAATTCGGAGGTTTTCAAATGTCAGAAAAACAAAAAGCAACAGAACAGCCGAAGCATAATATCAACATCGATGAAGAGACAGGAAAAAAGATCATGCCAAACGACAAGATCGGCCTTAGTGGCGCTTATCTTCTCGTAGATCACGAAGGAAACGTCAAGATCCCGAAAGAGTATTTCGAGCGTGCGGGCGTTACAATGCCACCAAATGACGAATGGTTGACGGAAATCGAGATCGGCGGCGCTGATCAGTTTATGCGAATCAGTACGACGCAATGTCGTTGCGAAAACTGTCGCGCTAACTACAAAACGCAGAAGTATAAAGACGGCCGCGAACTATGTCGCCGTTGCTATGACGATGCAGAATTCCAGGATCGTTTAAAACTACGCCAGCAGCACGCAAAATGGCTATTGCTATTCGAATTGACATCGACGTTCGACGAGTATCAAGAATATATCACAGTGCGAAATACTTTGCCGCCGTGGGTTCGTGAACAAGAATTGTTAGATCACGAAATAGATCTAGGTCGAATCTTGACATTAGACGAACTAGTGAAATACGTAAAGGAATGGGAGGCGTCGCAAAGTGCATCAAAATAATATGAATATACAAGTCAATATCGACGAAAATGCAATCCGTTCCGATCTAGGAATTAAGCTAGGTGCGGCACATGTAGAAATCGCAATCCTAACGGAACAAGTCCAGGCGTTAGCAACCGATAAGATCAATCTAGAAATGCGAATCAACGAACTAGAGGCGGAAAAGGCCGCATCAGAAGCAGCGAAAGAACCGTCTTCACCAGAACCAGCGGAAGAATTCTAACGAGAAACGGGCGGCACATAGTCGCCTTTTTCTTTTTATGAAATTTTAGCAGGTTGCGAAAGGTGGGTGGAGACTATGACGACGTACGAACACAAGCTGGAAGCAGTCATGCAGAAGCAGAGCGAAATCGAACGAGAACTGGAAGAACTGCGCAGAGCGACATATAAATCGCAACGAGCCGCAGAACGCGCGCATGAGCGAATCAGTGTACTGGAAAAGCAAATGGAAACGATCAACGCGTTATTAATTGATCTAAGCAAATCAGTAATCGTTCACGGTGAAAAGATCGATAGTTTTGATCGTAAACAAGACGTTTTTCTGTCGAGTCAGCAGCATATTATACGCTGGCTGGTGCTGATCGTTGGCGGTATTCTAACTGTTTTAGGCGGTTTGGTCGGAATAAAATTGACGTTCCCACTATAACCCGATTTACAAGATTTAGGCGCCTATGTTTTTGTAAGGCGCTTTTTTCTTACACAAAAACAAATAGGAGATGATCGAATGGAACAAGTAGAAGTTGTAATCGATGCAGGACACGGAGCGCATGATCCAGGCGCATTAGGAAACGGACTTCAAGAGAAAGAACGAGCGTTAACACTATCTAAGATGTTAAACGATGAATTGCGAGCAAATGGCGTAAGCACGTACATGACACGTTCGACAGACGTATTCATTTCGTTATCGGGCCGTGCAAAGTTAGCAAACGAACGAGGCGCAAAGGTGTTTATTTCGGATCACCTAAATAGCGGCGGCGGCACTGGGTACGAATCATTCACATATACGTCTATTGATGATAAAACACGTCGCCTTCAAACGTTGTTACATGATGCAGCAATGGAAGTATTGTCGCCGCTAGGATTCCGAGATCGTGGCAAGAAACAGGCGAATCTTGCGGTCTTACGTGAAACAAATATGCCCGCGGTATTAACGGAAAACGGATTTATCGACAATGCAACGGACATGGCGCACATCCGCAAAGACGACGTACTTCGCAAGCTGGCGAAAGCATACGCAAAAGCGATCTGTACATATCTAGGTAAGAGTTACAACGGAAGCGCTGGCGGATCAACTGGTGGAAGTACATCACCTGCGCCAGTAACGGGAATCGCGTACATTCTAGGAACTAATGTAAATCTGCGAAAATCACCGAGCACAAACGGCGCATTCATTCGTAAATTGAACAAGCCAGAAGCCTATCAAGTGTGGGCGCGTCAAGGCGATTGGTTAAACCTGGGCGGCGATCAGTGGGTGTTCTACGATCCATCATACATTCGTTTTGTACAAAACTAATAACAGAAAGAAGGCGTTCATATGACATTCGGACAAGCATTCGAAGAAGTGAAAAAAGGAAAGGGAATGCGCTTGCCACAGTGGGGCGCAGACGTTGCGATTCGTGCGCAATATCCCGATGAATTCAGCAAAATGACGGCGCCATATCTATATGCGGAATCTAGGTTCGGCCGTGTTCCGTGGCGAGAAACAGAAATCGAACTATTTGCGGAAAACTGGGAGGTCGTCGAATGAGAGACGGAAAGTTCTTGTTCAAAAAGATCGGCCTTCGTTTAACGAATCGCGGCACAGTCCTTGCGCTTGCTGCGTTTCTTGTTAAACAAGGGCTAGCATATGACGTCATTCCGACGCAAGAAATTGCGGATAGTATTCTAGTATTAGCGGACTGGGCAACAACGGCACTGATCGCGCTGGGCGTCTTAAATAACGCATCTATCGGAAAAGGAATAAGCGATCATATTGGCGATACGATCACGTTCGCGCATTCCGTAAAGATGGACGAAGGATTCGCACCGCAATCATACGAAGGAAGCACGGGACGACTGTCAGACGGCGAACTGGACCACCTAAACCGCCACATGCTGGAACATCTCGAAAGAGAGCGAAGAACGAACGCAAGTTAATATGACTGCGATATCGCATTCGCATACATTCGCAAAGGGAATGCCTACTGCTTCGCGCTGGGTGTTCCCTTTTTGTTTGTATTTTAATAGAGTACGTGAAATTATTACGCAAGTTGCGTAAATTTATATTGACATGATAGTCATGTCGGTTTATTATGAACGTAACAAACAAACGAAAACCATTACGAAAGAGGTTGATCGAGTTATGAACGGAACTATCAAAGAATCATTTAGAGGATCATTAAAAATCGCAGTTATTATCGCAGGATTATTCGCAGTAGGTCACGTTTTATCACAAATGATCGTTGCTGCAATGTAAATATAGAGAAATTACGAAAGGCGTCGAAATTGATCGGCGTCTTTTTTGTCGTATAAATAGCGATCTGCATTCGTTATTTCGATATTTTTACACAGTCTGCAAAATTATTGTTGACATTACTGCGGTATCAGCGTATTCTATACGTAGGCAAAGAAAAAACCGCCAACGATTGCAGTCGCTAGCGGTAAAGATAAAGCCTTAATATCAAATTAAAAATATAAAAAGAAAACAACGTCTTCTTTCATTCGCAAGTCGCTACCAACGACGAACGAAACCTACTTCGAGTATACTACATATTTCCCCGCAGGTAAAGAGGCGTTGTTATAAAGGGAGAACTTTATTATGACAAACGCAAAATACTACATGAATCAATATGAAGATTTATCAAATTTCGATACGGTCGAGCAAATGGACGAAGCAATCGCAATCGCGAAAAGTTACCACGCCGACGAGTTAAATATTACGGCAATGAACGTTCTTGATTTCATCGCACAACATTCTGTAAAGGTCGTAGGCATTGCGAAATTACTAGTACCAACTATCGCAGAAGGCGTCGGCAAATCACTTCGCACAGTAAACTATGCAAC